TTTAGTTATTTTAGAAATAACTTTACGATTACTTAAGCTTCTAGCTCTTTGGTATTTGTATAAGTCTTTTTTCATATTAATCGCCTTTGTATTTACCCATAGAGTTATAAAACGATTGCGCCGCTTGATTAGAAAGTTCACGTCTAGCTTCATATTCCGCCTTGTGATCAAGAAAGTAATCGATACGCTCTTTGATACCATCTTCGGTTTCTGCAGTTAGTCTAGTGATGTAGTATGGAAACTCACCGAAAGCTTCGCATGAATAACCACTTGCTGATTTACCAGTGTAAGTAGTCCACTCGTTGTAGTCATAATTTATATTTCTATAAGTTTTCATAATAGTTATTTATTAAAGATGTTAGATATTCGTCATCATTTAGCTCTGACTCGTTTAAGTCATGAGCGTAAATGAATCTGATTAAAGATATTAAATCTCTTTGCATAGTTAGTTATTTTAGAACATTCCAAAGTCAGCGTTTAAATCACCTGTTGCAAATTGGACTATTAAGCCAATAATGCCGAGTGATGCTAGTGTTATATAGCCATAAACAACTACTTTTAGAATTGTATAGTGATTAAATTTTCGCATAATTATTTTATATTATTATCCAATAGTTATTATATTTTGTTTGTACAAGTTAATGTAGTGTAGTAATTTTCCCAAACAAGTTGTTTGTCTTCATTGTCAAGAGGTAATAAGTTTTCCACTTCATAACCCACCATTGCAGTTGCAATAGCGTTAATGATTTCACGTTTAAGTATTTCACGATTGACTTCATCAAACGCTTGTTTCCAAGTTTTATATTTAGAATTGTAGTACATAGTTATATATTTTAAAAAGTTAGTAGATGTCACGGTGAGAATCGAACTCACATTAACCATTGTGACAATTATCTGTTCAACATTATTTATACTCGTGATGTACACATTTCAACGCGCGAGTTAAAATGAAGAGTGATTATATCACATCAACATTTTGTAGAACTTTAGGAATTGAAGTCGAAGAAGTATATGACTTATATTTTTCCCAGCAATTTAATTTAGTTAAATTATCTTTCATTAGTTCAAAAGCTTTATCATGATTGTATTTGAAAGTTTTTCCAGATTTGAAAGTAACTTCGATGATAGAGTTTTGACCGATTAGTGATTTGCGAATAACAAATCTTTTTGATTGAATTGAATTTTGCATAGTTATTATATTTAAGAATTAGTATTTGTTTATTATATTATCCAGTTTGAGTTTAGTTTTGTTTGTGAATTATTTTATTTAACTCAATATCTACAAGTTCAGATATTTCATCATTAGTTAAATGATTATATTCTTGTATGAAGTCAGTGAATAAATCTTCTCGTAGTGTATCGATATCAAGTTTCATAATTTAATTATTTTAAGTTTATTATATTATCCAATTAGTTATTAGTTTTGTTTGTAAAGTGTATATTTGTTTAGTATTTAAAAAATAGTTAGAAGTATAACACTAAATGTCTATTTATATTGTTGAATTATTTTATTTACTTCAATTATATTATTATATTTATTATTAAATAGTATTTCATTATTTGAAGAATTTAGTATTGTAAAGTCATATAACTTATTATTATGACAATATTGTATTTGAAATTTAGTTTTTACATTGAAGACATTTAACATATTTAGTATTTTTTATTTACATTATTATTATCCAAATTGACTTGTGTTTTGTCTGTAAAATTATTTATATAATTATATAGTCTAAATCAAATTCGTCAGTTAGTTGAGTGAATTTAATATTGTTAGCTGCAAGAGCTTCTATAGTTTCAGGCAGGCATTGTATAGTGTATTCGAACAGTATAAATGTATGATCTGAAAAGCTAGATTGATCCAGGTTGTTGTCAGCAAAGAACTGGTCACAGTCATCAATGTAATGGATCTCGTCATTGGGTAGTAGTGATTGTAAAGTATTGTAATTCATATATATATTATTTAGTATTATTATCCGGGTTGATTAGTATTTGATCTGTGATTTAGTTAGTCTGGTTAGTTACAGTATTGTACATGTTGATCAGTTGATCGGCAGTAAACATAGTTAGATAGTGCATAGTTATATTGTTTAAGTTATTACATATATATTATCCAGGTCAATCAGTAATTAGTCTGTAAAAAGTCAAAGGGTAGGGGGTAACCGGCTGAAAATCAAGGGTATATGCGTAAAAATCTAGAAAAACAGGGGGACCCGGTAAAATCAAAATCGTTTTTGTAACAGACTGATAATCAAAATGTTAGGGGGTAGCACTATACTTCTAAATATCTAACGACTTTTTTTGTGACACTAGCCTTATAAGTAGTATTAGTAACAGGCTTATGTCACACTGAGGTAAAAAAACAGTGAAATCTGTAAGTATATATATTATAAACGAATTTTAAAAATAAGTATATGGCTATTATTTATTCATATCCGTACGTAAGCACGGTAAATAACTCAGATACACTAGTAATAAGCGTGTCAGATACTACAGCAGACAACGGGTTTTTAACTAAAAGCCTTACTGCAGACGATTTAGCATCGTATGTGACAGCACGTGTTAATCTAAACTTTTTAGGAGACACCGGAACAGGTGTTGTAAATCTTGATACACAAAATTTAAGTATTACAGGTACTGCAAACGAAATAGAAACAGCAGCAAGCAGTCAAACTATACAAATCGGACTGCCGGACAATGTAACGATAACAAATAATTTAACAGTAGGACAAGGCGTTAGCGGTAATCTCATAGTTGGAGACAGCGGTTCTCAAAGCCAGATATCAGGTTATTTGAATTTAGGTGAAGTATTTGTTGCAGACACACTAGAAGTAGATGGTGACACTACACTTAACAACGATCTTGATGTAAGTGGCAACGCTGAAATTGGTGGATCACTAAATATGACGTTAAGTAGAATTAATAATGTTCTTGATCCTACTCAACCTCAAGACGCTGCAACTAAACAATACGTTGATACAGCTGTAACTGGTTTACTAGAATTTAAAGGTACATTTAGAGCTGATACTGGAGAAATACTTTCAGGTACAAATGCTGGCTTCCATATATATAACTGCCCAGGTGGCGCAGGCTCAAGAGTTGGTTTTAACACGGGTGATTACTACATTGTATCTAGTTTTCCTGGGCAGTTTTATTGCTCAGGTCCTTTACTACAAACAGGAGATTCTATATTAGCCACTAGAGACAGAGCTGCCGGGTCATCTGTGATTAGTGATTGGGCAACGTTAGAAGGTGACAATGTTGAAGGTACAGGTCTAAATGGTAAAATACCGCTTTGGACAGATACCCAAACACTAGGTGTTAGTAATATAAATCAAGATCCTATATCAGGAAACATCAGTGTATCGGCACCTACAACAATCAGCTCAACTCTTAATGTTTCTAGTGATTTAGAACTTGGCGCTGATCTGCTAGTTGGCGGTGGTACTGTACTTATGGGTGGTGGTACTATAGAAGAGTTAGCGCCTCCAGTAGATCCTCAAGATGCAACTAATAAAGCTTATGTTGATGGTTTAACCAGTACAAATGCTAGCAATATATCTACCAACGCAAGTAATATTTCGGCTAATACAACGTCGATACAGACTAATGCCACAAATATCGCTACCAACACGACAGATATAGCGACAAACGCCTCTGATATAGCAGGTATTGCTCCTAATGTTGCTACAAATGCACAAAATATTGCGACTAACGCAACGAACATAGCTACAAACTCTGCCGGTATATCTACTAATGCTAACGCTATTACAGGAAAGGTTGATAGAGCTGGCGACACGATGAGCGGCGATCTTAGTATCGTAAGCACCACCGGGAACCCAGTACTAACGGTAAACAATGTTGAACCCACTGGTACTAATTTTCAAGCTGCTATAGTTAGCCTACGTGCTACAGAAACAATCACTAATACCGTAAGCAGGGGAACTATTACAATACATGGGCCAAACAGCTTAAATACTGGAGGCGCAGGAAATCTTGTTATAGAAAATAAAACGGTAGCTGGAGGTCAAGTTGTAATAGCATCTAAAGACGCAGCTACTACTTATTTTAACAGGTTTAAAACAAACGGTCAAGTACAATTTGAACAGTACGGGTCTGGTACATTAACAGGAACAGCTACACGCAACATAAGCGTTGACGCAAGTGGTAATTTAATTGAAACACCTGTGTCTGTTACTACTAATACAACATTAATAAATGGTTTAGTAAATAACCTAGCTTCTGCAGGTAGCGGTAGTTTTGACTTTATGGAATGGGTAAGTAATATTACTAGTTCTACGCAAATACCAGTTATGAAAACACCTAGAGACTTAGTATTAAAATCAGTATCTTATTCTTGGATGGGTGATACAGCTCTATCAATAGGTGTTGGTGAACAAGTAGCATTTACCATTGGTACCATACCATCAGGTTCTAATCCTGTTATAGCAAACTACACATCGGCTGTCAGTTTATTTGATTTAACAAATGCTGATGATGGTACATACGCTAATGATGTAGTAACTGGACTTAATCAAAATTTTAGTGCTGGAGATGTTATTGCGGTAGTTGGACAAGAAACAGGTACTGTTACACCAAACTCAGGTGAATTAAGTTTAACATTCGAGTTTGAAGTAAGCTAAAAAAGTAAAAATCACTAAAACCAAGTGATTTATAGAATATACCCTGCTCGGGTTAGAGCAACCAAATAAACTAACATAAAACCAAAACCAATGACACTATATTACAAGACTCATACGTGGAGTAGTCAACCGCAAATATCCGAAGACCAAATAAACTTTTGGAAGCATATCGCTGATAAAACTAATTGGCGAATAGTACAACTACCAAATGGATATTTTCAAACCGAATATAAAGATCAAGATGGTGCATGGCAAGATGTAACTCGTAGAGAAACACTTGACGGAGCTGAAGCTGCAATTGATGGCAGCATTGAGCACTACACTAAAAAGCTTGAATTTGTAAAAGGTCCTAAGGTAGTAAAAACCTTTGAATAATATTATACAATCAAATTAAATTTAATTAAATTATGTCAGACAAAATTGTCAAAAACCTTAACTTTGGGGAAGACGCAAAGAACAAGGTATTTAAAGGTATAGAAAAACTCACAAAAGCTGTTAGCTCCACACTAGGAGCTAGCGGCCAATGTGTTATTTTAGAAGATGATCAGGGTAAACCTGTCATAACAAAAGACGGTGTAACTGTTGCAAACAGTATTATACTGCTAGACCCAGTAGAAAATATGGGTGCTACGCTTCTAAAAGAAGCTGCTAGAAAAACTGTGCAAGAAGCTGGCGATGGAACGACAACAGCTACAGTACTAGCGCACTCAATTTTAACAGAGGCCTATAAAAATTTAGATAAAGATAACACTCGTAACATTAAAGAAGGTATAAATAAAGCCGTTAATAATGTTGTTAAATACTTAGAGAAAAAAGCAATACAAGTTGAAGGTACTATGCTAGACGACGTTGCGACTATTAGTTGTAACAATGATAAAGAGCTAGGTAAAATAATCGGGGAAGCGTTTAAAGCTGCTGGTGAAAACGGCGTTGTTGTTATGGAGCCAACGACCGAAGATACTACAGAGCTTGAGTTAGTTGACGGTGTTCAATACGAAAAAGGTTTAACTAACTCACATTTTGTAACAAGCAAAGACAAACGAGTAGCTGAGCTTGATAATCCATTAGTATTGCTATTAGAGTCACCCATAGAGTCTGTGCGTAAAATACAGTCGGTGCTAGAGTATGTAATTAAAAATAAGAAACCTTTACTTATAGTAGGTGATTTAGAAACTGAAGTGTTAGCAACGCTAGCAATGAATAGAGTTAAAGGTAATATAAAAGTTAATGTAGTAAATGCACCTACATACGGTATAAACAAAAAAGATACACTTTCTGATTTAGCTGTATTAACCGGTGCTACTGTTGTTAACGAAGATCTTGGTGACGACTTAGATGTTATTAACCCTGATTTTTTAGGTACATGCTGGAAAAGTATTACTAATGACACAGAAACTATATTACAAGTAGATACATCTACTGATGAAATAAAAGAATTAATTAGTTCAGTAAAAGATTTAATAGCTAAAGCTAAAGCACCCGGTGAAGTTATACGTCTTGAAAAACGTTTAGCTAGACTTTCAGGTAAAGTGTCGGTTGTAAAAGTTGGAGCAAATTCAGAGATTGAATTAAAAGAAAAATCGGATAGGGTCGAAGATGCTATCTGTGCTACTAAAGCCGCGGTAAAAGAAGGTATAGTGTCAGGAGGTGGTATAGCTTTGCTTGATGCGTCTAACAAAACCAAAGCTAAAAGCGTTGGTGAAAAGATTCTTCTTGAAGCTATTAAAGCACCGTTTAAAACTATACTAAATAATGCTGGACTGGAAGAGGTTGGTACGCCCGAAGAAGGTATGGGTGTTAATGTAATTACAGGCGACATTGTTAATATGATCGATAAAGGTATTATTGATCCTTTGCTTGTAACTAAAAGTGCACTCAAACACGCGGCTTCAGTGGCTACCACTATATTATCTACAGATTGTGTAATCAATAATTTAAGAGTTGGTGATGAAAGCAATAGGTAGAAATATAATTATAAAAAAGAAAAAAGAAGATACCGTTAAAAAAACAGACGGTGGTCTTATGTTGACTGGCTCACAGCGAGTTGATATACGTTACAAAGAGGCAACTGTGCTTCACTGCGGTGATGATGTTAAAGGTATAGAAGAAGGTAAAACTATATTCTATGATAAAAACGCAAGTCACCGCCTTGAAGTTGGCAAAGAAGTTTTCCATGTTATACGTGATATTGATGTAGTTGTTATATTATGAAGTTAGACGCTAGTGACATTAGGGATTTAAATCTTCTTAAACACTATCGTATAATACGTAAGTGGGCTTGTAAAAACAATGATCTTAACGATGCAGAGCTAGAGTTGTTAATATATTTAGACTGCATGGATATGTTTACGCGTAAAGATTTTGAAGACGGTACATATTCTTTTAGTTGGGATAACCGGCGTTGGAACAAGCTTTTACAAAAAGACTGGATTACACTTTGGAGAAAGTATAATAGAACTACACAAAAGTATAATATATACAAAGTATCATTTAAAGGTAAACAGTTGATATCACGCATGTATAGAATTATGCTAGGTGAAGAAGATATACCTACTAGCACCAGACGTAATAGCATAATGAAAGGCAAAACTTACAGTGATAAAGTTTTGTCGTTTGCTATTAATAAAGTCAATAAAGATAAAAACAGATAATTATGCCTAATAAAGATAAAACAATGGCGTACATGGTAGATCCTACTTTACCGCCTAACATGCAACCTCAAGCTTTTAGCTATGATGTACCAGTTCAAGCAAATATGATGGGTAACGCTAAGCCTGTATTTAATCAACAAACTATGGGTATGGCTCAAACTGCTTTTGGCACACCTACTATGAGACAAGCTTCGGTTGGAGCACCGTTTCAAGTTAGTGAAGCTCAAATGAAAGCGTTTGGACCAGGAGGATCACACGAAAATCCAGAGTTATTAGCTGCAATAAAAAAAAATGATTAAATAAACAATTATGGATCACAAGATAGAAAAATTAATTAGAAAACCTGTTCTTGAGGGACAAGTGGGTGAGTCTCATGTTTGGGATGGGCCGTTAAGTACTGAAGGTTTCCCAATGGCTAGTGGTAGTAGTTCTGGTATTACAGGTATGAAGCTTAAAATGGCTAAATGTAAATACACGCCAGGACCAATAACTAAAAAAGCCCAAGGTGCCTGAATTAAATAAAAAAACCTTAAAGTGCAATAAACCTAGAAAAACACCAGGTCATAAGACTAAATCACATATTGTTAAAGCTTGTGAAAATGGTAAAGAAAAAATAATTAGGTTTGGCCAACAAGGTGTAAGTACTGCCGGTAAGAAGCAAGATAAAAAATCAAAAGCAAGACGTGCTAGCTTTAAAGCGCGCCATGCAAAAAACATTAAAAAAGGTAAAATGTCTGCCGCTTACTGGGCTGACAAAGTAAAATGGTAATTATGGAAAAAGGATTATTTGGCCAGTACACTGGCAACGCAAGACACTCACGCACACCTGTAACAAAAAAGAATTACAGAGCTTCAGTGGCAGATGATGCTGCGCATATTCATTATTTAAAAGAAGATATTAACTACGACGCTAAGCATGGTCATAGCGATGAGAATATGACTGCAGATGAAAAGCATATATCTAAGTTAGCAGGTGACATGAAGTATGATAAAAAACATCACTCACCATTAAACAGTGGTCACGTTGATCCTAAAACTGGTGAAAGTATATATGACGCTGATGGATTTTTAAAACCTGAATTTATGGCTGAAGGTACTCAAGACCTTACACCTGAAAAAATGTATACTCGTGATCTTGGCATAAATCAAGGTACTTATGGTACGGCTGATTATATTCCAGGTAGAAAATATTCTCAAGAACGAAGAGAAATAGGTTCAACAGGTGATAGAATTAAACAAAAACCTGGATATAGATACCAATTTACATCGGTTTCAGGAGATACAGACCCTTTTCCTAATAATCCATTTATTAGACTAGATTTTGACGAGCAAGGTGATTTAGTTGAAAATGCAAAAGTATTAGGCGAAAAACGAGTTTCAGGTTTGGTTGGTAGATCTTTTTCACAGCAAGATGTTGAAGAAATGAAAGGTAGATATGATAGATATATGGCTCCTAAAAGAAAAGCTCAAGAATATTTTAAATTAAAAAAGTCTTAAATGAAATCAAAAGGTTTAGGTGATGACATAGCTAAGTTTACTAAAGCTACTGGTATTAAAACTATAGTAGATAGAGTATCTGAAGGTCTAAACATAAACTGTGGCTGTAATAACAGACAAGAGTGGTTTAACGAAAAATTTCCATATAGAAACTAATGGCATTTAAACTAACACCTCCGTTTCCAATAGACAACACTCCAGTGTATCATGTTGATATGGAAGATGGTGTGTTAGGTAAAGCTAACAACAACGGTACTATTATTATAAATGATAAAGTAGGGCCAAATAAATTACACGATGTTATAGCTCACGAAAAAATACATATCGCGCAAATGAAACGTGGTGATCTTGATTATGATGACTGTAATGTTTATTGGAAAGGTAAAACAATACCTAGATCAAGTATAAAAGAAGGTGCTCACGATCTGCCATGGGAAGCTGAAGCATATAAAAAAACTAAAAAATAGGTAATAATATTAGTATAACAATTTAATCTAATATTATGAAAAAACTATTTTTAGCACTATTATTTAATCTAATATCAATTACATCTTTTAGCCAAGACAATTTTAAAGGTTGGTGGAAGTGTAAAGTTTCTGAATATATAACTATAATAAGCACTGGAGAATATGGTGTTTCACAGGTTATGAACTATAACCCATTTAACGATAGTTATGTAGAAGAAAAAATAATAAAGAAAAATAAAAATACTTTTATAACAACTTTGTTTAACCCTGCAAATGGTTACTTTGTTAAAATAAAGTATAAACTGAAAAATAAAGATAATTTAATTTGTAAGTACAGTGGAGACTATAATAAAACATTACTTCTTACTAGATACAAATTTGATTTTTTAAATAATAAACTAAAAAAATAAAACAATGCCGTATTCACCAATGCACAAACATTGCACGCCTGTTAAAAATTTAAAAGGCAAAACAACCGGACTTATGATGGAAGGTTCTGCAATGCACATGTCAATGCTCCATAAGGAGACAGACAAACAAGAGAAAAAAGATCTATTAAAAGATATGCCAGTTGATGACAAAGCATCGGCTATGGAAATGTCTCCATATAAAATGGGTCATGAAGATTCACCAGCTGAAATGGATCACAGCCCAATGGAAATGGGACATGAATCTCCAGCTAAAATGGGACATGAATCTCCAGCTAAAAATCTTAACAAAGGCTATGGTTATGAAGTTAAGTCGCCAGCTAAGATGAAGCATGATTCACCAGCTAAAAACGTAAACAAAGGTTATGGTTATGAAGTTCCAAAACCATCGGTAGCTAAAATGGGGCATGAGTCACCTGCTAAGTTTACTGGTATGAGTGGAGGTTCAGCTTTGCACGAAAAAATGCAAATGGTTAAAGTGGATGGTAAAATGGTTCCTAAGTTTGCAGCTGATGGAAAAGGTAAAAATGATTTAAAGAAAAAATGAAAAAACTTTTAAGTCTTTTAACAGGTGGTTTAGTTAAAGACGTAGGTGATGTAATTGATAAACTTACAACTACAGACGAAGAAAGATTAGCTGCTAAACAAAAGATTCAAGAGTTATTAGAAAAAGCAGATCAAGACGCGCAGACTCAAATTACTGAGCGCTGGAAACTTGATATGCAATCAGATTCATTTTTATCAAAAAATATCCGCCCGCTAGTGTTAATATACTTAACTGTTATATTTACGGCATTAGCATTTTTCGATGGTAACATTGGCGGGTTTAAAGTAGCTGAAGAGTATATCCCAATATTTCAGTCACTATTAATTACAGTATACGGCGCTTATTTTGTAGGCCGTACTTGGGAAAAGTCAAAAAAAAGTAAACAAGAATAAAATTAAATTAAATGTCACAATCAATTACAGCTGAAGAGCTTAAACAAATTAAAGATCAACAAGCAGAATTAGGTCAAGTATTAAATCAAATAGGTCAGTTAGAAGCAAATAAACACGCGCTACTTCATAAAATTGCTGGTATTAACGAAAGTATTGAAGATACTAAAAAGCAATTAGAAGAAAAATATGGATCTATTAATATTGATTTAGAAACAGGTACTTACACAGATATTGAATCAGAGGACTAATGAGTACTGTTATAAGAAAAATCAGTATTGGTTCTGATTACAAGAACGATGCTATGCACTATGCGTTAGGCCAACAAGTCTACGGTGGTCATGAGATATCACATATTTTGTTTGAAGACGAAGACGCTTCTTATAACATATTCATAAAGAAAAACAATGAGGTGTTGCCATGGAAGAAATTTAACTCTAACATGGCTATATCCGTTGAGTATGATTTAGAATATTAATGAAAAGCGTTTTTGATTTTATAGTTATACCAGACGGAAAAAGGTATAACAATGAAGTTGATCTAAACGGCGATAAACTTATAGTTAATTCTAGTATAGAAAACTTTAAGTTAATTAACAGAACAGCAACTGTACTTACGGTTCCAACTGCTTTTCAAACGCCGATACAAGAAGGTGATAAGATAATTATACACCACAATGTGTTTAGAAGATATTATAACCATCAAGGTAAAGAAGTTGATAGTAGTAAAACGTTTAACGACAATAGATACTTGTGTCAATACGATCAAATATATCTTTACAAGCGTATGGTAAAATGGTTGCCAGTTCGTAACCATTGTTTTATTATGCCTATAAAAAATAACGATACATGGTCTAAAGAACCAGAACAAAAAAACAAAGGTATAGTAAAAATAGGTAATAAAACACTAGATTCACTTGGTATATATGAAGGTGATTTAGTTGGTTTTAAATCTAACAGAGAGTTTGAGTTTATTATAGATAAACAAAGACTATATTGTATGCAATCAAATGATATTTTAGTTAAATATGAGTTCAAAGGAGACGAGAAAGAATATAATCCAAGCTGGGCGAAAAGCAGTAGATGAGTTAATTAAAGTAGCTGAAGAAAAAATCATTACTAACACTGAAGATGATGTTTCTGCAGATAGACTTAAAAACGCTGCGGCTACTAAAAAGCTTGCTATATTTGATGCGTTTGAAATATTAGCTAGAATAGAAGAAGAAAAAAATATACTTGAAGACAAACCTAAAGAAACTAAAGAAAAAAGTTTTAAAGGCTTTGCTGAAGGTAGATCAAGATAATGTACGAGCAGTCTTTAGTAAAAGTAATAAAAGATCACATTAAACCTAAAGTTTTAAAAAGAAATAATAGGTACAAAAAGTGGAGTTATGGTTATGATGTTGAAAACGATATTATAGTCATAAGTAAAGACGGTACTATAGGTGATGTAATTGAAATACAAAACCTTAAAATAGCTTTACCAGCTAAGCCAGATAACGTTTACGTTTGTTCTAAAAAAGAAGAACGATGGGCTAAAACAGAATATCCTAAGCAGTTGTCTAAAATAAAAAATGTATTTGAGTGGGAACAATATCCTATAGATTTTAAAGAAACTTGGTACGATTATATAGATGAAGAATTTAGAAGAAGAGAAGAAGGTTTTTGGTTTAAAAATAAAGGCGTATCTACTTATATTACTGGTTCTCATTACATGTTCTTGCAGTGGTCTAAAATTGACGTTGGGGCCGCTGACTACAGAGAGTCAAATAGATTATTCTATATTTTCTGGGAAGCTTGCAAAGCAGACCAACGCTGTTATGGTATGTGCTACCTCAAAAACAGACGCTCTGGTTTTTCATTCATGGCGTCATCAGAGCTGGTTAATCAAGCAACCATATCTTCAGACTCACGGTTTGGGATATTGTCCAAATCTGGAGCCGATGCTAAGAAAATGTTTACAGATAAGGTTGTACCAATATCCATTAACTACCCGTTCTTTTTTAAACCAATACAAGACGGTATGGACCGTCCAAAGACGGAGCTCGCCTACAGGGTACCAGCTTCAAAACTCACAAGAAGAAAACTTGATCAAGGCGAGGCACCGGAAGAGCTCGAAGGACTTGATACTACAATTGACTGGAAGAACACAGGTGATAACTCCTATGACGGTGAGAAGCTTAAACTCCTCGCGCATGACGAATCAGGTAAATGGGAAAGGCCGGACAACATCCTCAACAACTGGCGAGTTACTAAAACAACGCTAAGATTAGGTAGCAAAGTTGTTGGCAAGTGTATGATGGGGTCAACTAGTAATTCTCTTGACAAAGGAGGTGATAACTTTAAAAAATTATACTATGCTTCAGACGTCACGCAAAGAAACCGCAATGGACAGACTAGCTCGGGATTATATAGTTTGTTCATACCTATGGAATGGAACTACGAAGGATTCATTGATTCTTATGGCTTACCTGTATTCGACTCACCAAAAGACGCCGTTAAAGACGCGCAGGGTGATTTAATTACTACAGGTGTTATAGAACACTGGGAAAACGAAGTTGATGGTCTTAGAAATGATCAGGATAGTTTAAATGAATATTACCGTCAGTTTCCTCGTACAGAGAAACACGCGTTTAGAGACGAAGCAAAGTTATCTTTATTTAATCTAACTAAGATTTACGAACAAATAGATCACAATGAAGATATGAAAAATAAAACATCAGTTACACAAGGTAATTTTCAGTGGGCTGGTGGTATTAAAGATACAAGTGTAAATTTTGTACCTGACAACAACGGTAGGTTTTTAGTTTCATGGATTCCACCTATAAATCTACAAAACCGTGTAATAATAAAAAATGGAGTGAGGTTTCCAGGTAATGATCACGTAGGAGCTTTCGGCTGTGATAGTTACGATATATCTGGAACAGTAGACAAACGTGGTTCAAAAGGATCGCTACACGGTTTAACTAAATTTAGTATGGAGCAAGCTCCTTTTAATATGTTCTTTTTAGAATATATATCAAGACCTCCAACAGCTGAAATATTCTTTGAAGATGTTTTAATGGCATTGCATTTTTATGGCATGCCTATACTTGCAGAGAACAACAAGCCTCGATTATTATACTATTTAAAACGTAGAGGGTATAGAAAATTTTCAATGAACAGACCAGATAAAATATATAACAAGTTGTCTGTTGCAGAAAGAGAAATAGGTGGTATACCTAATTCAAGTGAAGATATTAAACAAGCTCACGCTGCTGCTATAGAATCATATATAGAAGATCACGTAGGTTTGAATGAAAACGGATATGGTGATATGTACTTTCAAAGAACATTAGAAGACTGGGCTAAATTTAACATAAACAACAGAACAAAGTTTGATGCAACTATTAGTTCTGGCTTAGCTATAATGGCTTGTAATAAAAATAAATATACACCAGTAAACATACAACAACGAGATCCAGTTAACATATCGTTTAAAAAATATGATAACACAGGTTATACTTCAAAAATAATACAATAAATGATTTATACTAATGTAAATAGTTCCTTTCCAAGTCAGGTGGTACCAGACGCAGAAAAGAATACTTTAGAATACGGTTATCAAGTGGGTAGAGCTATTGAAAACGAATGGTTTAGAGGTGATCGTGGTTTAGGTGCCGGTGGTCGCTTTGGTAATAACTGGCAAGATTTTCATAGATTAAGATTATACGCTAGAGGTGAGCAGTCTGTTGCAAAATATAAAGATGAATTATCTATTAACGGTGATTTGTCTTATTTAAATTTAGACTGGAAACCAGTTGCAGTTTTATCTAAGTTTGTAGATATTGTAGTAAATGGCATGACTGATAAAGGTTATGAAATAAAATCTTTTGCTACAGATCCATTTGCTTTAAAACAAAGAACTGATTACGCTAGTGGTATAATGAGGGATATGAATTCTAAAAAATTGTTAACTTCTATAAAAGATAACTTAGGAGCTGATCTTTTTAACACATCTGATCCTAGCAACTTACCTGAAAGTAAAGAAGAATTAGATTTATATCTTCAATTAAACTACAAGCAAAGTATAGAAATAGCAGAAGAAGAAGCTATATCTAATGTTTTAGATTACAATAGATATGAAGAAATAAAAAAGAGGTTGGCATATGACTTAACTGTTCTAGGTATATCTTGTGTAAAAACTAATTTTAATTTAGCTAATGGAGTTACAGTTGAATATGTAGACCCAGCTAATTTAGTTTATTCATATACAGAAGATCCTAACTTTGAAGATATATATTATGTTGGTGAAGTCAAAAGTGTTAGCTTAGAAGAAGTTAAAAAACAATTTCCTTACTTAACTCAAACTGAATTAGAAGAAATACAAAAATATCCAGGCGATTCAAATTACACTAGAAACTATTACGGTCAAGACGATAACTATAACAACGTTCAAGTTTTATATTTTGAATACAAAACCTATAATAATCAAGTATTTAAAATAAAGCAAACAGATCAAGGTTTATTAAAAGCATTAGAAAAGCCAGGTGATTTTAATCCACCTGAAAATGAAAACTTTGAAAGAGTGCATAGAGCTATAGAAGTTTTGTATACTGGAGCTAAAATACTTGGTCAAGAAAAAATGCTTAAATGGCAACTGTCTGAGAATATGACAAGGCCATATAGTAATCAAACTAAAGTTCAAATGAACTACGTCATATCTGCTCCAAGAATATACAAAGGTCGTATTGAAAGTTTAGTTAGCAAGTGTATTGGGTTTGCTGATATGATACAGTTAACTCATTTAAAAATACAACAAGTTTTAGCTCGCATGGTACCTGATGGCGTGTTTGTAGATGTTGACGGTTTAGCAGAAGTTGATTTAGGCAATGGCACCAACTATAATCCGCAGGAAGCTTTAAACATGTACTTTCAAACTGGTAGTATTGTTGGTAGATCTAAAACAATAGAAGGTGATTTAAATCCAGGTAAAGTTCCTATACAAGAGCTTAAAACTTCTTCAGGTATGCAAAAAGTGCAAGCTTTAATACAAACATATCAGTATTACTTGCAAATGATACGTGACGTAACCGGATTAAATGAAGCTAGAGATGGTAGTCAACCTACAAAAGACGCTTTAGTAGGTTTACAAAAACTAGCTGCAGCTGCTTCTAACACCGCTACAAAACACATACTACAGTCACTTATGTATTTAACCGTTAGATCTTGTGAAAATATAAGTTTAAGAATAAACGATATGTTAAATTATCCTTTAACTAAAGCTGCTTTATTAGATTCTATAAATTCATTTAATGTAGCTACTTTAAACGAAATACAAGATTTAAGTATGCATGAGTTTGGTATATTTTTAGAACTAGAACCAGAAGAAGAACAAAAGCAAATACTAGAAAAAAATATTCAAATAGCTTTACAAGCTGGTCAAATAGGTTTAGAAGATGCTATTGATATTAGGCAAATATCAAACATAAAGCTTGCTAATCAATATCTTAAATTAAGTCAAAAAAGAAAGCGCGAAAGAGATCAACAAGCTCAACAAGCTAATATACAAGCTCAAGCTCAAGCTAACTCTCAAACAGCTGAAAAAGCTGCTTTAGCTGAAGTACAAAAGCAACAAGCTTTAACTGAGTCTAAAGTTCAAATAGAACAAGCTAAATCTCAGTTTGAAATACAGCGTATGCAAACTGAAGCATCAATTAAAAAGCAGTTGATGGCTGAAGAGTTTAATTACAACATACAACTTGCTGAAGCTAGAGCTAGAGTTGAAAGAGATAAAGAAAAAGAAATAGAAGATCGTAAAGATGAGCGTGCTAGAATTATAGGTACGCAACAATCTGAAATGATATCACAGCGTCAAAATGATGAATTACCAAAAAACTTTGAATCAGCTGGTAATGATGCGCTTGGAGGATTTGGACTAGAACAGTTTGAACCTCGTTAAAAACTTTTAATTATTTAATTATATTATATTATGTCAGAAGAAGTAAAACAAGAAGGTGAATTTAAAGCTAAAAAACCTTCTAAACCTAAAAATTTAGGTAAAACAAATGAGGTAACTAAAATTGAAATACCTAGTACAGCTGTAGAAGCTCAAGGTGAAGTAGTTCCTGAAGTAACTAAAGTTGAAATAAAAGAAGAAGATGCCGTTCAAACACAAGAGACAGATGGTAGCGATGTTACTATCGAAGGATCCGAAGACAGTAGCGACAGCCAAAAAGTGGTTGAAGAAGTACGGGAAACCGAAGAGAAAATAGAAACACCTTTAACTTTAGTTGAAGAAACTGAAGTTAATGATCCAGTTGAAGTTACTAAAGAACCTGTACAACAAACAGAACCAACACCACAGTTACCTGAAAATATTGAAAAGCTAGTTTCTTTTATGGAAGAGACTGGTGGTACAGTCGAAGATTATGTTCGGCTTAACGCAGACTATACTAATGTAGATAATAATACGTTAGTAAGAGAATATTATAAACAAACACGGCCGCATCTTGATCATGATGACGTAAGTCTTTTATTAGAAGACTTTAGTTATGATGAAGAGTTAGACGACGAAAAAGAAATACGCAAAAAAAAGATTGCGTTTAAAGAAGAAGTTGGAAAAGCTAAAAACTTTTTGGAAAACTTAAAAGGTAAATACTACGACGAGATCAAGTTGAGACCGGGCGTAACTCAAGAGCAACAAAAAGCTGTAGATTTTTTCAATCGATACACTGAAGAGCAAAACGCTGTAAAGCAATTGCATGATGATTTTGTTAACCGTACTAATAATTTTTTGACTGATGATTTCAAAGGTTTTGATTTCACCGTTGGGGACAAGAAGTTTAGATATGGTGTTAAAAATCCAAAGCAAATAGCTGACGCTCAGTCTGATATTACTAATTTTATCGGGACGTTCTTAGATAAAGAAAATAAAATATCAGATCTGTCAAGTTATCATAAAGCTTTGTATGCAGCTAGAAATGCTGATACTTTAGCTCAACATTTTTATGAGCAAGGAAAAGCTGATGCTGTTAAAGACGTTATGGCTAAGTCAAAAAATATTTCGACTGAACCACGTCAGACAGCACAAGGTGAAGTATTTGTAAATGGATTAAAAGTTAAAGCTATTAGTGGTGTTGATTCTTCAAAACTTAAAGTTAAAAAAGTAACATTAAAAAACTAAATTAATTAATTATGGCTATAAGTCCTTTATTTGGGAGTATTGTCCCATCTCAACAACAACAATTGCTAGACACGAACTTCCTGTCTTTTAATGGAGGTTCTAACCCTGGCGATTCTGATACTTTTGCACAGCAGTATCTACCTGAGATTTATGAGCAAGAAGTAGAGCGATACGGAAACCGTACGCTTTCTGGATTCTTGCGTATGGTAGGTGCTGAGATGCCGATGACTTCTGATCAAGTCATTTGGTCTGAGCAAAACCGTTTGCACATCGCTTATGAAGACTGTACAAACGACCAAGTCAACACAATTGGTATTCCTGTTGCAGGTGACGTTAAAAACGTCGTTTCTCCAAACTCAACTATTGTTGCTTTGGACGGCGCTGGTAACGAACTAACAGGTGTTGTAACTGCTTCAAACCTAACAACTGGTGATTTAACAGTTGCTCCGTATGACGCTACAACAACTGCAGCTCTTGCAACTACAGGTATTAAGATTTTCGTTTATGGATCTGAATATGCAAAAGGATCATCTACACCTAATAACACTTCAACTACTGTTGCTGATGGTTATGTAAGTGTAGATCCTGCGTTTACTCAGTTTTCTAACTCACCAATCATCATCAGAAACAAATATGTAGTTTCTGGTTCTGACACTGCTCAGATCGGTTGGGTTGAAGTTGCTACAGAAGACGGAACATCTGGATATCTATGGTATCTAAAAGCTGAGTCTGAAACTCGCTTACGTTTCGAAGATTATTTAGAAATGGCGGTAGTAGAAGGCGAAAAAGCTGATACTAGTTTAGGTGCTGGCTCTGCATTTGCTGCTGGGTTTAAAGGTACAGAAGGTTTATTTGCTGCTATTCAGTCTCGTGGTAACGTAGAGTCAGGCTTTAATGCTGCCGCTCCCGCACTAGGTGAGTTTGACAATATTCTAAGAAACTTAGACACACAAGGAGCTATTGAAGAAAACATGCTTTTCTTGAATCGCGAAACTTCACTAGGTTTTGATGATATGCTAGCTGCAGTAAATGCTGCTTATTCTGGTGGTACTTCTTTTGGTATCTTCGAAAATTCAGAAGACATGGCATTGAATTTAGGATTCAGCGGTTTCCGCAGAGGTTCTTATGACTTCTACAAAACTGACTGGAAATATCTAAACGATGCCTCTACAAGAGGTGCTATCGAAGACGGATTAATTCCTCCAGGATATGGCACTAGTGCTATCGACGGAGTATTAATTCCTGCAGGTACATCAACTGTATACGATCAAATTCTTGGTACTAACATCCGTCGTCCATTCTTGCACGTACGATACAGAGCGTCACAAACTGACGATCGTCGTATGAAGTCTTGGTTGACTGGATCTGTTGGTGGTGCTTTCACAAGTGATCTTGATGCGATGGAAGTAAACTTCCTATCTGAAAGATGTCTTTGTGTGCAAGGTGCTAACAACTTTGTATTATTTACTAAGTAAGATTATTTTAAAGGTAACGGGCGCTTCGGCGCCCAGCGCCTTTATTTAACAATTATATTATATTATATCATGGCAAAAACAAAAGAAAAACCAGCTGTAGAAAAAGGTTGGGAAATTAAAGATAGAACGTATTTTGTAACCGGAAGGTACAAACCGTTAACATTAAGAATACCATCGAAGCATAGTACAAAAGTACCTATGTTGTGGTATGACGAAGAAACGAATACTCAAAGGGAGTTGCGGTATGCGACTAATATGGATAGTCCATTTAGAGACGAGCAAGAAGGTGAAGCTACTATTGGAACTATATTATTTAAAGACGGTGCATTAGTTGTGCCTAAACGGTTTCAAGCTTTACAAAAACTGTTATCACTATATCACCCTTATAGAGGAAAACGTTATAAAGAATACGATTCAGTCGTTGAAGCTCACGACGAATTAGATATTATGGAGTTGCAAATTGATGCGCTCAACGCTGCAAGAAGTATGGATATAGATCATTTAGAAGCTATTATGCGTGTTGAAGTTGGAAGTAAAGTAAATCAAATGTCATCTAAAGAATTAAAACGAGATGCACTTATGTTTGCTAGACAAAATCCAGCTTTGTTTATTGATCTGGCTAAAGATGAAAATGTACAACTTAGAAACTTTGCTATACTAGCTACAGAAGCTAAAATTATAAAATTAGCAGACGATCAAAGGTCATTTACATGGGCATCAAATGGTAAAAAATTAATGAGCGTACCGTTTGAAGAAAATCCTTACTCTGCTATGGCAGCTTTCTTTAAGACTGATGAGGGCGTAGAAGTCTTTAAGTCTATCGAGAAAAAGCTAAAATAACATGTAACAATAGTATAGGGCTCGTTCACTCGGGCCCTTATACTTAAAAAAAATATAAATGGCAATAAACGTAAATACTGTTTACACTACAGTGTTATCTATATTAAATAAAGAACAGCGTGGTTATATAACGCCAGACGAGTTTAATAAATTAGCAACACAGGTTCAATTAGATGTTTTTGAAAATTACTTTGAAGATCTAAATCAACAGCTACGTGTACCTCAAACAGATAATACGTATGCTAATCGTCAAAAAAATATAGACAACTTAATATCTATATTTAAAACTATAGGTGGACTTACTAGAACAGCAAAAGGTGCTATAGTTACTTTTACAGTAACTAACTTTGGAACTAGCTTTACTCCAGGTAATTATCAAGGTCTTCAAGCAACTCCTACTTCAAATAATTCTTCTAGGTTTACTGTAAATAGTGTAGACTCGGTAACTGGCGCTATAACAAACCTATCTTTAGGAAGAGGAGGTAGTGGTTATTCTACTAGTGGTAGTTCTGTAATTTTAACATCTCCTGGTGGCGGAACAGATTGCACTATAAATATAACAAGTGTAAATCCTCAAGATTATTTTACCGGACCAAGCGACGTGCACAGAATAGGTAGAGTTGTATTTAACGAAACTAAAGAACTTCAACGAGTACAAAGAGACGAATTGCTACATTTAAACTTATCTAAATACACTAAACCTAGCGCTACATATCCTGTATACTTATACGAACAATCTACTCCCGGCTCTAACGGTATTAATACAGGTCAACCTCACATTTATGTTTATCCTCAAGATATTTATACTGAATTTAATGCTAACATTATGTTTAGCATTAGTTATATAAGAAAACCAAATAATGTTCAATGGGGTTTTAGCGTAAATCAAACTTTAGGTAATTATGTATATGATCCTACAACTTCTATTCAGTTTGAGTTAGATGCTACAGAACAGACAGAAGTGATATTAAGAATATTAGCTTATGCTGGTGTAGTAATAAGAGATCCTCAAATTATACAAGTAGCTTCGCAAGCTGTTCAAGCTGAAGAAATAAATTCAAAAAGTTAATAAATGGGTTTAATAACAGAAAACAATAGACAATATTACGAAGGCGCACAAAGCTTTAGAGGTGATGGCACAACAGATCAGTTTCAGTGCACTTTTAATACTGATTTAGTTTTATATAGTGCAGACCCAACTGATCCTGAATATCCTTTAAATAATTTTAAAGTTTATTCTAGTACAACTGGCGCTCCAGGCAGCTGGTCTGAAGTTACATCTGGCTATACTGTAGGTCAAATAGAAGTCGGTGATGGCACAAAAAATGTTATAGACTTTACTAATAACACTCCAGCAGATGGGACTTTTATAGTTGTTCAACTTAAAAAATTAGATGGCGGCGAGTATGGTGGTACATCAAACGACAAAGCTTACGGTAATGAAGTAGAAAAAAACTGGGGATCATACGCTTACACTAAACTTGATGAAATTATAGAAAACTTTTTAGTTGCTTATGTAGGTGCTGGTAAACTTATACAAGACGTAAAAAGAACAGATGTTATATTTCACGCTAAAAGAGGTTTGCAAGAATTTAGTTACGATACATTAAAAAGTGTAAATAAATTAGAAGTTAGTATACCTCATAATCTTAGTATAGCTATACCTCAAGATTATGTTAATTATGTTAATTTATATTGGATAGATCAATCAGGTGTCAAAAGAGTTATTATGCCTGCAGATATGCTTACTACAAATCCAACAGATTTATTTTTACAAAACACAAAAGGTATACCTATTCAAGATCAATTTAATGACAATATAGATACAACATCTGTAACAGAAGATCGTTGGAAAAACAATATATTAAAAGAAAGAACTAATCCTGAGTTTATAGACGATACTATGCTAGGTTTAGAGTATTACTACGGTTGGCCGCAGTTTGGGTATGGTCAATTGTATGGATTAGATCCACAGTTTGCAAATTCTAGTGGTTATTATACTATTAACGAAAGAGATAATAAATTTTCATTTTCTGCAAATTTAGTAGATAAAATTGTAGTTATAGAGTACATTTCTGATGGACTTTCTACTGATTTAGATACTAAGATACCTAAGTTAGCTGAAGAAGCTCTCTATGCTTATATAAAGCATGCTATATTAGCTAGTAGAATTAATCAACCAGAATATATTATACAGAGGCTTAAAAAAGAAGCTAGTGCTCAATTAAGAAACGCTAAAATACGTTTGTCTAATATTAAGTTAGATCAAATTGTACAAGTTATGCGTGGTAAGTCTAAATGGATAAAACACTAAAATTAAATGGCAGAAGTTAAAAACGCTTTCATTAAATCCAAAATGAATCGTGACCTAGATGCTAGGTTGATTCCAAGTGGTGAATATCGTGAAGCTTTCAATGCTCAGATTAGTAGATCTGAAGGTGATGATGTCGGCACTCTTGAAAATATATTAGGCAATAGTATTGCACCTGATGGAAATAATGTTTTAACAGGCGAAGCACAATTTGAAGCAGGTGAAGCTTATGCTAGTAATTTAACTGCCATAGGTTATACTGTAGACGAAAGAAACGATTGTATTTATATTTTTTTAACAGACGGCACGCGTCAGTCTAAAACAGATCCATTTGTAACAAGTCCTAATAGTGGTTCTAATCATTTTATATATAAGTATGATGCAGCTAACAACTTGTCAACAAAGTTGGTTAGCGGCGCTTTTTTAAATTTTTCTAAAAATTTTCCTATATACGGTATAAATTTAATAGAAGATTTATTGTTTTTTACAGATAATTTTAATCAACCTAGAAAAATAAATGTAACAACAGCTTATAACGATACTACATATTATACTACTGAAGATCAAATATCAGTAGCTAAATACAATCCTTGGCCGGCAATACAATTGTATCAAGACTCTACTGTTTCTCCTGGTGATTATGAAACAACAATGAAAGATGTTGTTAGTAAATTTTTACCTAACGGAGGAACAGCTTTATCTACTAATGCTGTAGCTGGTTTAACTACGTTTCCTATTCAAGACATCGAAATACCTTTTTATCCTGCACTACAAAGTACAACAAGTGCGAATGAACCGCAGGCTGGTATGCGTGTAGGTGTAATAACAGCTGCTAGCCAATATAAAGGTGTTATAACAGATACAGGTTTAACTGTTGTTGATTACACATCTCCTCCTGATCTAGAATTAAGCGGTGCTATTACTTTAGCTCAAAACGATCAACTTGTTTTTAATTTTAACCCGTATTACGACAATCAATACGCTGGTGACTCTAGATTTTTAGAAGATAAATTTGTTAGGTTTAGTTATCGTTTCAGATATGATGATAATGAATATTCTATATTTGCTCCATTTACTCAACCTTGTTTTATACCAAAGCAAGATGGTTATTTTTTAAATACAGAACAAAATCTAGGTGATCAGCAAAGCACGTTTGGGTCTACTATAGTTGATTTTATGGAAAATAAACTCAACCAAATAGATTTAAAAATTCCTTTACCGTGTGTTGGAGGTTCACTTAGTAGTGAATATAAAGTAAAAGAATTAGATATAATATTTAAAGAGTCTAATAGTTTAGCCGTACAAGTTGTTGAAACTGTACCTATAGACACCATAGCTTCTCAAGCTGCTAGTTCAAGTACATATACATATACGTACATAAACAAAGAACCTTTTAAAACTCTACCTGAAGCAGATTTAATTAGAGTGTACGATAAAACTCCTGTTAAAGCTTTATCTCAAGAAATTGTAAGTAATAGAGTTGTTTACGGTAATTATCAAAACAAACACACGCCTCCAGCCTCTATTGATTACTATGTAAGTGTTGGAGAGAAAGAGGCTTTTGATTTAAACACTGGTACAGCCGATACTGATGGTGCGTTTATAACTGCTACTACAGTAAATCTTACAAACTTATCAACTGGTTTTACTCCTTTAGTAGGTCAGCAAGTTACAGGTGCAGGTATAGCTGCAGATACATTGGTTGTAAGCTACGCCGCTCCTCTTCTAACATTAAACAAAAATCAAACTGGAGTTATTACAGGAACTACATTGACTTTTGCAACCATAGGTGAAGATACAGATAAAACAGGAATTATAGAATATCCAAGCAGCTCTGTTAAAACAAACAGAACATATCAAGTTGGTGTTGTTCTTTCTGATAGATATGGTAGACAATCTAGTGTTATACTTTCTAATAACAATGACGTTGTAACTATAAATGATATAGCTTACTCAGGTGATACCGTGTATTCTCCATATCCTGATAATAGTAATTTAGCTAACGGTATACATAAGTGGCCAGGTAATTCACTTAAAATGTCTTTTAATAGTGAAATTACTGGTAGTGGAAATTTTTGGCCTGGTATATACAATGGTGATATAACAAGTACTGATTACAATCCGCTAGGGTGGTACACATACAAAATAGTTGTAAAGCAAACAGAGCAAGAGTATTATAATGTATACACAGCTGGAGTTATGCAAGATAATCCGTTTGATTATTCAACTTCAGCTCCACCTACATCTGTAGCTCCAATAAATGCAAATACATCATTTGTAACACTAATCAACGATAATATTAATAAAGTACCTAGAGATTTAAGTGAAGTTGGACCTCAAGATAAAACTTTTAGAAGTTCAGTCATATTATTTGGTAGAGTTGCTAACAATACAGCTAACTATAGCAATACGGGTAACGAACAATTTTACCCGCAAAGACAATCATTTACAACCAATGCTATTGAAGATTTATTCGACTTGTTTGACGTGCTGCAGTTTACGCAAGGTACTACTGTTGTTCCTATAACAGATCCCACAAGTCCATTTAGTGCTTTTTACAAAGCAGACTCAAACCCTTTTGTAGGTGAGTTTGTTACATCGCAAGATGCTAATTTTCAATTTGGTGTTTTTAATACTAAAACAATTAATGATTACAATAAAATAGAAAATTTAGCCATACTTGAAACAGCTCCGACTGTATCTAGGTTAGATATATACTGGGAAACATCTTCATCAGGCATTATATCAGATTTAAATAACGCTGTCTCAAACGCTCCTACTACCGCTACGGCTAGGTTTGATAGTTTCAACACTACTCCATTTCAAGAAAACATAAGCACTGGTAGTGATATTCTTGCTTCTAACTTTGAAATAGTAGATAGCTTTGGAGTAGAATATGATCCAACTGTTTATAATGCCGGAGCTGGTGATGGAGATGGTATCATTGTGACTTTAACTTCTGTTAAAAACGCAGCTGGAACCGAAGTACATAGTATACCTTCTCCATACTTTACTCTCACAAACCCTGTAGACACCGCGACTGATAAAGAATTTAATGTTCAAGTGACTAGTGATTTTACTAATAATATTTACTATGGAGCAGACGCTAACGTTAGAAACTTTACTTTTACTTTCAATGTAACATTAAATGATGGTGTAAATCCAGCTACAACAACAATTATAGAAAAAACCGCTAATTTATCAAATATAACTGTATCGTTATTTGAAAGCAACGGTACAACTCCTTTACCTGCTACAGAAAATTTAGGCATACAGGCTGTTCCAGCTAGTGGTTACGGTTTGGTAAAAGCAATGAAATCTAAAAACGGATCAGGTCCTGCTACTTCGGGTGAAGAATTAACTTGGACTATACTTAGTGTTTTAAATGGCACTACTAATGTTTCAAGTCAAAACTATTTTCAATTAACAACTAGTGCTACTTCTAGTATATCTTCTTGTAATTTAGAAGTTATAAATACTATTCCAGCTGATCCAACTTCAGGTTATGATGTAACTATTCAATGTTCTGACGGTGGTGGTGCTGCGCAAACATACGTGTGTAATGTTAAGTTTGGTACTGTTCCAGCTTCAGTAAAACAAATTGAAATGGAAGATGCAGGTCCTGATGGCGAGCGGCCACTAGATGTTGTTGTTGTTGAGGTTAATGATCAACCTGCAGTAAATGGAACTAATGGATATTATGTTTATGATGGTGACTGGAACGATTTGCAAACTGAAGCCACTTTCGGTACAATAACTTTAGATTTTACAAACGCTTCAACTACAACTGCATGTGGAAGTAACCCTAGGCAATGGTTTTTCTCTTCTGTATCACGGGCCCAAGCTACAGAAACTGTATGGGATGATTGTGCTAATGGAGGATCAGGTTATGTGGAAGGTAGTGTTAGTAATATTAACACTTCAGGTTATGCATTTAATATAAACTTTTAATATGTGCTTGGATAGCAAATTGAAAAACAAAAAAAAATATTACAAACGTTGTATTAGTAAACAATGCAGTGTAACAACTTTAATAAATAGGTGATTATAAATGGGTGCGATAGTTGAAGTTAAATTTTTTAACTCATTTCTTTTAAAGAAGATAAATGATAATTCGGGCGCTGATGTTCCAGCTTATGATGGTTCTAGAGGTATACCAGCAACTATTGGTGGATATAGTCAAATTGATCCTAATTACAACACAGCAGCATCGTGGGTTGTTGAAGAAGCTAGAATACGAGGTGGGTATAACAATACTAATGTAGATTATGGTGTAAAAGCTTATGCCGTAGAACCTGATCCAGCTGGTTATGTTAGAGGTAATTCTCTTATTTACTCTGGTATATTTAACTCTAGAACAGGTGTAAACAATACTAATGAGTTTCCCGTTGGAGAAGAAATAACTAAAGCAGTTGATCCAGCTAAAGGAACTATACAAAAACTATATGCTGAAGATACTAACTTAATTATATTCCAAGAAAATAAAGTTAATAAAGCTTTAATAGATAAAGATGCTATATACACTGCTGAAGGTGGTGGTGTTCCTGTTAGTCAATTAAAACTAGTTATAGGACAAATAGTGCCTTATGCTGGTGAATATGGTATAAGTCAAAATCCAGAAAGCTTTGCTGTGTATGGTTATAGAAAATATTTTACCGACAAACGAAGAAATGTTGTTTTAAGGTTATCACAAGACGGTATAACAGAGTTATCTAATTATGGCATGCGTGATTACTTTAGAGATGAGTTTAACTCTATAGATATATCAGGACCCGGAAGAATTATAGGTGGTTGGGATATGCACAGCAAACAGTATGTTGTTTCAACTAGACCAAATATAAATGCTTCTGTTAGTACATTTAAAACTCTTTCTTTTGATGAGTCAGTTTTAGGTTGGACAAGTTTTTATTCTTACGATCCAGACAAAATATTTAGTTTACGTAATATATTTTATTCATTAAAAGATAACAAGCTATACCAACACTACAGCGAAACAGATGTTAATGGTAATCCTGTAAATAGAGGTAGATTTTACGATAAAGATAACAACTCAACCATAAAATTTGTATTTAATCCTAATATAAGTTTAGTAAAAAACTTTAAAACAATTAACTACGAAGGAAGTAGCGGTTGGAGAGTTAATTCATTTGTTTCTGATTCTACAGATAACGAGTTTGATTTTAGTGGTGGAGGTTTTCAATACGTAACAAATAGCGATAATACTAATTCTGTTAGAAGTTATTTTGAGGGCGAGTATGTTGTTGTAGAATGTTCTGCTGAAGTTGTGAACAATGTAGCTGCAAATCAATTAATAATCACAAACGTGACTGGTCAAGTAATAGTAGGTGCTCCGGTTATTGGTCCTGGAATTATACCAAATACTACAGTTCAAGCTTGGGATCCATTTACATTAACTTTAACTTTAAATCAAAACGTTACAGCTGTTCAGCGAACAGAAATTACACTTACGACAGAAGTGTTAAGAGCAGATTATGCTACTGCTTTTGGAACTAATAATCCTCCTTTTGATAGATTTCATGCTGGTTTTGATAGAAAAGAAAATAAATATTTTGCTAACTTAGTAAACAACAGCACGGCAACTGTTGGTGAGGTTAGATTTGGAAGTGAAATGACAGGTATTAAAGGATTTTTTACAACTGTTCAAGTTTCTACTGACATGACAATAGATGCCAACACGCATCAAGCTACATCAGGAACAGATGTAGGAGGTATAAAAGAATTATTTGCAGTGTCATCTGACTATGTAGAATCATCATATTAAAATTATGGAACAAATATTAGAACAATTACAAATACTATTTTTTGGAGATCCAGAGTTAGGTTTAACATATGGATTAGCGCCTTTAGCTGTAGCTGGTTTAGTGACAGCAGGAGGTAGTGTTCTTGGTGGTATATTTGGAGCTTCAGCTGCTAAACGTGCCGAAAGAAAAGCTGCTGCAGAAAAACAAAGATTACAAAGAAAACTAGATAACCTAGAAAATAATAGACAAGCTATTATAAATCCATATGACGAAGTAGAAGATCTTTCTACTATGATTACAAATCCATATGAAAATCTTGGTGTTGCTACTCAAGCCGCAGAGTTTCAAGCTGAAGAAGCTGACATTGCTTTAGCAAATACGTTAGATACTTTGTTAGCTACAGGTGCTAGCGCTGGTGGCGCGACTGCTCTTGCACAAGCAGCTTTACAAAGTAAAAGAGGAGTTTCAGCTAGCATTGAACAGCAAGAAGCTGCTAATGAAAAATTAAAAGCTGAAGGTGAAATGCAAGAAAGTCAATTAAAAATGGCTGAAGCTCAAAGACTACAACAAGCTAATGTAGCCGGTAGAACGTTTGAGTTTAATGTTAGAGAACAAAGAGAAACAGCTCAAATGGATAGAGTTGCAGCGCAATTATCGGGAGCTGAACGTAGAGAAGCTCAAGCACAAGCAGACAGAACTGGAGCGATAACAGCTGCTATTGGAGGTGTTACTCAAGGTATAGCTACTATGGCGAAAGGCGGAGCGTTTGCACCTAAAGACACACCAAACAATCCAAATGATTAATTATGAGTTATAGAAATCCACAACAGTTTATCGACACGCAAAGCGGTCAGCACTATAGAAATCTTATTAAGAGTGTAGTTAAAACTGGTGACGATCTTGCTAAAAGTATTATAAAACAAAACGCAGAAGTAGCTAAACGTAATAACGATATAATCACTGGCGCAGAAAAAAAAGAACAACAGATACTAGGTAGATATGGAGATGTTACAGCTGGTAACCCTGCTTTTAACTTTGGAGAAGGTTTTGAATATTATATAAATCAATATAGTGATTTAAATATAGCGGTAGAAACCGGAAAAAGTGAAAACCCTGTAGCGGCTAGACAACGTATGGCTGAAATAGAGCAGTTACCTATTATGGCTAAAGATGGTTTAGCTGGTTTAGTTGAAATGACAGAAGATCTTATAGAAGCTGCAAATAAAAGAGGTCAAATGGGTGGATTAGATTTAGCTAGCATGCAGGTTAGAGACGAAAATGGCAATATATCAACTACAAAAGTACCAAACTATTTAACGGGTGAAATGGAAGATGGTACTACTGATTTAGAAGCGTTATTAATAATGGCTGATCAATTAAAAGGTGCTCGATCTTTCAATGTAGTTGAAGAAAATGGTAAATTAGTTCCTGCTTATACATTAGGTAATAGACAATACACTTACACTCAAATACAAAACTATTTAGCTGGACCTGAAAGTGGTGGTGTATTTAATTCTATACCTGACGAAACTCAAAGTTACACAGAAGCTGCTAAGCTTGCGATGACTAATGATCCAAATGATCCTCAAAAACAAATTTTAAATCCTAAGTATTACGAAAATCAACCTGTACAAACAAGAGTAGATAACAAAGGAAACACGATAAAATTTCAACAAGTTAACATTGATATGTTAAAAAATCAAAGCGAACCAATAAACCAAACGTTAAGAGCAGACGCAGCTTCGCTTAGCAATACAGATAAAATATCTTTTTACAATAATATACTAGTTAATAAAGAAAATCCTAATCAGTTTCAATATGGTAAGTTATTAAACAAAGAAGAAGAAGAAAAGTTTATTGAGGCGTATATAGATTATGGCTTAAAAAACTATGTACAACAGCAACATCAAGTTGGTTTTATAAAAGCTGAGAAGCCGGAAGAAGTAAAAGCTCCTAAAACCTCAGAACTAAAGCTAGAAGCTTTTGAAGAACTTATAGATACAAAAGGAGGTAAAGAAAAAATTTACAGTGCTTTTGTTACAGGACCTGGCGCTAATGTAGCTGATCAAATAAGCCTTATGCTACAAGACTTAGCTATACCAAACGAAGTGTTACAAGTTCAAGATAGTGAAGGTAACGTAGATCAAGACATTATAAAAATAGATGTTGCTGGAAGAGAAGGTAAAATAGATATAGATGTTACTAAACCAGATATGGCTATTGCTAAGTTGAAGTACGCTATATCAGGTGACTATAGTCATGTAAGAGAACTTCAAAAACAAAATTAAATATTATGTTTAAATATAAATTAGGCGAAGATATTTTTAATGTTCCAGCTGAAGAGGTAGATATTTTTGAAATGGAAACTCCTGATGCTATCAGAATTACAGACGAAATAACAGATCCAGAAGAGGGAAAGACAAACGGTGTTGCGGAAGAGGGTGCAACTGTAACACCGAAAACCGGGCCAGCACCCGAGATAATAGACGACACTGGAGCTCCGGAAGTTACGGGCTTCAAGCCGGTAGAATCTTCATTGGGATCAAAGTGGACTGACAACTTTGTAGAATTAGAAGGAATACAGTTTGATGATGGAGCTATAGGTTTAGGCGCTATAGAGCTAGAAGGTGTTACTGTTACAGCCGATCAATATAAAAAAGTAGAACAAGATATAGAAAACGAAGGTGCTAAACAAGTTGAAGAACAAGTTATAGCTATGAGCCCTGGTGACATTAGCGGTTTAGTAAAGTTTTTATCAGATAAAGGTAATGATCTTTTTGGTAAACCTGAAAAAGCTGAAGATATAAGTACAACAGCTAGTCTGTATGGCACGACTGTAAATTCGTTGGTTCAATTAAGTGGTGTAGATGATAGGGCTAATTACGTTTTGTCTGCGTTTACTAATCAAATACCTGATAATGTTTTTTTAAATATATTAGGTGAAGACGCTGGCAGAAGAGCTATACAAGCTAATAGAGATTATTTTAAAAGAACAAACGAACAGTACGATTATATTAATAGTTTAAATTTACCTACGCTGGGATTTACAGACATAGGTAAAAAAGAAGGATTATCTAAAGTAGGTACTGGCTTGGCGGCTACGCTTAACGGTATATCTGCATTTGCTACTTCAGCGGCTACGTCTGTTGCTACAGGTGGTGTTGGTCTTGCTACGGATATAGGTGCTAACGCTATAAAAAGTTTTAACGATACTAAAGCTCAGTCGTTAGGGTTAACATCTGAAGAGCTGTTTGCTTCTGGTCAAGGTGAAATATTAATACCAAGCTCTATAGCAGTTTTGCAATTTGGTCTAGAAAGAATTGGTATAAAAAAAGTAGGTGAGTATTTTAATAAATTACCAGCTGGTAAAACTAAAGGTTTATTTTCTATGTTAAACGTAGGAAACGCAGAAGCTATACCTGAATACCTGCAAGGTGGTTTAGATATATTTAATGAAGGGCTTGCTCAAGGTTTAAATGCTGACGATGTTAGTGTAAAAGTTTTAGATTATTTAACTTCACCTGATGGTATTGAAAATTACCTTCAAGGATTAGTTGGTGGCGCAGGTGTCGCAGGTGTAGGCTCTGCTGCAAGAAAACTTAGAACTAATAAAGATAACGAAGCTATATCTAAAATTATTAGAGATCTTAATGATTTAGAGAATAGTAAGTTTAGAAAAAATTTAACAGCTGAAGATATAGCTGGTATTAATACAGCTCAAGAGGAACTTAGATTTAATTTAACTCAGATTATAGACAAAAGCAATGCTTTAGCTGGAACTTTATCTGATGCACAGATAGAAGAACTAAATACTAATTCTGATTTTTTAACAAGCTCTGCAGATAAAATAAATGAAATAGAAGCATCTGATGAGTTTACGCAGAAAGATAAAGAGGTTTTATTACAAACTATAGAACAACAAAGAGAAGTAGCGTCTCAAAACATATTTGATATACGCAGTGAAGCTGAAAAGTTTTATAGTAATTTGTTTAATGTAAGAGCTGCCGCTGAAAAAAGAGACGATATTAAAGTTCTTGATTTTGCTAATGCTGATGAAATACAAACATACTTAAATGATAATCCTGATCTTGTGGCTGAAGGTGGTAGAGTAGCTGCTTCTGGTGAACAAGGATTTTTTATACCTGGTGCTGGAGATAGTCCTGGCACTATTATAATCAACAGAGAAAAATCTTTAAATGAAAAAGCTGTTAATGTAGCTAGCCATGAATTTTTACACTACGTGTTAGACAGTACTTTAAAAAATAATCCTGCTGCCGCTATAAATCTAGGTAATGCATTGTTAAAAGAGCTAGATAAAATAGATGTAAACAAAATAAAAGATAGCAACTTTAAAAAACGGATGGAGCTTTACAAAGATGAAAAAGTAGAGATTCAAATGGAAGAAGCTTTAACTTTATTTTCAGACGCTTTAGCTACAGGTGATATACAGTTGAACGAAGATATATCAACTATGCTTGGTGACAGGTTTCGTAGGGTTTTAGGTAGAGTCGGCGTCAAAGTAAAATTCAATAAAGGTAGCGATGTAGTTAATTTTGTAAAAGACTTTAATAAAAGTTTAGAAAAAGGTGTACTAACAAAAGCTCAACAAGCCGTAGCTCAAGAAGGCGCAGAGGGTGAATTAATACCACAAGCAGAGCAACAAGCCGACGAGCAAATAATTAAAGAGTCAAGATCTGAAGAGGCTTCACAGCGTGTTCAAGAAATATACGATCAGCAAGGTACAGCTGGATCGTTTGAAATAATAGAACAGTTTAAACCTATTACTAGCAAGCTAGTTGAGCGTAGGTCTGAAGCTCCTGGATTTGATAGACAACTACTTACAGACGAAATAGAAACAGGGCAGCGTGGTATAATAGATTTAATTAGCGAATATGATCCTGACTCAGGTGTACCGCTAGCGGCTTACATAAATAAGTTTTTACCAGCTAGAGCTATTGAAGCTTCTAATAGAATTTTAGGTGAAGAGTTTACAGAAGATGTTACAGAAGCTAGAGGCGTTGTAGCAGAGGAAACAGATGTTGAAGTTACTGAAAAACCTAAAGGCCCAAGAAAACCTACCGAAACAACTATATTTAGCGATACAGTATTAAATAATTTAGGTGTAGAAAATAAAGCTGAAGCTGAAAAACAAATATCAGATGCTACTAGCAAAGCGTTTGAAGGTCAAGATATTACAAGGTTTGGTCAAACTAAAAACGTACCTGTTGCTGTTGCAGAGATATATGGTAAAATGTTTGGTGTAAATCCAGAAACTATATACGACAAGAAACGTAACTACTCTAAAAAAGATGCTGAAGGTTTAACTCGTATAAAGCAATACTTAATAGACAATGCTGCTAGTGATTTTGCTAGACTACCAAGGACTAAAGATGACTTTGGTAAAGCTACGTTTATACCTAACAATGTAATGAACGCTCTGTATACAGATGGTGAGCTAACAGGTACATTAAAAGATTATTTAGATCTTATTAGAGAAAAACCTGTTAAACCTATTTACAGAGATAGAGTAGGTCAAACTATACGAGGATTATTTAATACTAGTATTAGAAACCGTATGGTTGAAGATATTATACCTAGTAAACCTGAAAGAGCTAGAGCTGGTGCTAAGTTTAGTAAAGCTAAAGCTAAACCTAAAACAGGTATTAATGCTGAAATAGAAACTATAGTTGGTGGGCGTCTTCCTTTTACACCGGAAGGTAATCAAGAGTTTAGAGATTTTTTAGCAGTAGAATTACCTAAATACTTAGGTAAAGATGTTACAAAAATTATAAAACCTGGTGATGTAGCTGGTGCTGGTAATTCTGCTGTTGGTAGTAGGAAAACTAGTGGTGCTATAGGTAGAGGTTTTAGATTTATAGGTAATAGACAAAGAACTCAACAGTTTATACCAGAAACAGATCAAGCGCTAGAAGCAAACGAGGTTATGGATCTTGAAGTGGTTCGTAAAGAAATTGATCAAGCGGTTCAATTGTTGTCGCCTGAACAAGTAAAAGATATAAATGCTGCAACATCTAGTCAGACTAGAGCCAGCATGAAAAAGAACGAAGCTAATAAAGACTCTATAAAACGTGGTAGACGTTTAGTATTGGACGCTTTATTTAAAGCTGTTCAAGCTGATCCTAAAAACATTATACCTATACGCGAACTTTTATATAATCAAAACGCTAACACTAGTTTTGGTAGAAAGTTTGCTACGGTGATATCTACAGAAACAAATTTAAAACCAAAAGAAAACACTTGGGAAGAACATGTTTATCAGTTTGGTAATTGGGCTAAGCGTACCTTGCAAGCATTTAAAACAGGTGATCCTAATATAGTAAACAATTGGTTGCAATGGGCTGATGATAATTATTATCAGGAAGTTACAGGTAAACCTACACAAGCAGTTGTTGATGGTGTGTATGAAGGTTGGAAAGCTAAAGCGCAAGAACATCCATATTTAAAACAATCATTAGACGAAGCGTTTAAAACAGGTGATTTTAGTAAAGTACCTTCATCAGACATAAGAAAGTATAATGAGTTTTTTACTTTAAATCCTAACATTAGAACTAGAGACGGTATAACTGACGCTCAAAGATATAATGTAGAAGTGCCTGCTAGTTTGCAAAATAATAAAGCTGTAGTTAATGAGCAAGGTAAACTTATATATCAACAACTAATAGGTTACATTACGCCACAACAAGCTAAAGAACAAATACAAGAGTTTTCTAAGTTAGCTCCTAGTATATTAAAGGCTTCTAAATCAAACAACAAAAAACTACCGCCTGGTATTAGATTAGAAGACCCAGGTACGTTTGATCAGTTTGGTATGGTTGACGTTGTTACTAAACAAATGTTCCCTGCAATAGCAGACTTAGACGTAGTTAAAGCAGGTAGACTAACAGCTTACGAAGCTCTTGATCCTGACCAGCAGTTTGAAGTTATGGCTCAAGTTCCTGGTAGTCCAGTGCAAGAAGCTATAGCTGTTATGTCTATATCAGATCAAGCTATTAGATTTTCACGTAACGCTGATGCGCCTAACAAAGGTATAAGCGTATGGGACTTTGATGATACACTTGCTACAACTAAATCTAATGTACTATACACTATGCCAGACGGAACTAAAGGCACATTGACAGCTGAGCAGTTTGCTAAACAAGGTGAAGATCTGTTAGATCAAGGTGCTGAGTTTGATTTTAGTGAGTTTGAGAAAGTTACCAAAGGAGCTAAAGGTCCTATGTTTGAAAAAGCTGTAGCTCGTAATAGAAAGTTTGGTAACGATAACGTGTTTATTCTTACAGCCAGAACACAAGCGGCCGCAGAACCTATACACCAGTTTTTAAAAGCAATAGGTTTAGATATACCACTTAGAAATATTGTAGGTCTAGGTAACAGTACGCCTGAAGCTAAAGCTCGTTGGGTTGTAGGTAAAGCCGCTGAAGGTTACAATGACTTTTATTTTGCAGATGATGCTTATAAAAATGTTAAAGCAGTACAAGATGCTCTAAGTGTACTAGATGTTAAATCAAAAGTAAGACAAGCATATGTTAAACACAGTAAGTCAGAGGCTTTGGACAAAGGATTCAACGATATACTAGAGCAAACAACTGGTATTGCGTCGGAAAAAGAATACAAAAAAGTTAAAGCAGAAGTAGCAGGTGCATCGCGTGGTAGAGTGTTTAGAGGTATACCATACTCAGCTCAAGACTTTGTAGGATTGTTATATGAAACCTTAAGTAAAGGTAAACTTGGTGATTCACAAATGGCTTGGTATAAAGAGCATTTAATAAAACCTTACGCTAGAGCAATGAACGATATAGATAATGCTCGTTTAAATATGATGCAAGATTATAGAGCTCTTAAAAAACAATTAGGTGTAGTACCAAAAGATCTGCGTAAAAAAGTTATAGGTGAACCGTATACCCGTGAGCAAGCAGTACGTGTTTATATATGGAACAAACAAGGTACAGAAGTACCTGGCATCAGCAAGCAAGATTTAAAAGATCTTACTAAATATGTTCAAGACAATGCTGAATTACAAGTATTTGCGGATCAAATAATTGCTATACAAAAAGGTGATCAATACGCTAGTCCTCAAACTGGTTGGCCTGCTGGTAGTATTACTACAGATATATTGCGCAGTATTAACACGGGTGTTAGAGCTAAATACTTACAGCAGTGGCAAGATAATGTAGATGTTATATTCTCTGAAAAGAATATGAATAAGCTTGAGGCTGCATATGGTAAACCATACCGTAAAGCTATGGAAAATATGCTACAACGTATGAAAACAGGTCGTAACAGAACATTTTCTGACGATAGTTTAACAGGTAGATTTACAGACTGGTTGCAAGGTAGTATTGGTACTATTATGTTCTTCAACACTAGATCAGCATTACTACAAACAATATCTTCTGTAAACTTTATAAACTTTACAGACAACAATCCGCTTGCAGCAGCTAGAGCTTTTGCAAATCAAAAACAATACTGGTCAGACTTTATGACATTAATAAATTCTGACTTTTTAAAAGCTAGAAGATCTGGTTTAAGATTTAACGTAACTGAAGCTGACATTGCTAACATGGCTAAAGAAGGTGGACCAAGAGCTGTAGTAAATAGATTGTTGCAATTAGGTTTTGCACCCACACAAATAGCAGATAGTTTTGCTATAGCATCAGGTGGCGCTACGTTTTATAGAAACAGGATAAAATCTTTAATGAAACAAGGAATGTCTAAAACTGAAGCTGAAGCTCAGGCATTTGAAAACTTTAGGGAAAATGCTGAAGAGTCTCAGCAATCTGCAAGGCCAGATCGTATATCAATGCAACAAGCAGGACCATTAGGTCGTTTGATATTAGCGTTTGCTAACACACCAGCTCAGTACGCAAGACTTACAGATAAAGCTATACGTGATCTCAAAAATAATAGAGGTGATGCTAAAACAAATATAAGTAAAATTATATATTACACTACAGTGCAAAACCTTATATTTAACGCTTTACAGCAAGCTATATTTGCCTTAGCATTTGATGACGAAGAACCAGAAGACGAAGAAAAGAAAGATAAGTATATTAGTATCGCTAATGGTATGGCTGACTCGTTACTACGTGGAACAGGTTTTGCTGGTGCGGCTGTATCTGTGGGTAAAAATGCGATCATACGAGTCTTTGACGAAATGGAAAAGAAACAACCTAAACTTGAAAAAGTAGGTTATGAATTAACTAAAATATCACCACCAATATCTGCTAAATTATCAAGAATAAACCAAGCAGCAAGATCATATCAATGGGATAAAGATGAAATGATTAACGGTGGTTGGGGATTAGACAATCCAGCTTACTTAGCAGCAGGTAATGTAGTATCAGCTTTAACAAATGTGCCGATAGATAGAGGTATAAAGAAAATGAATAACATAGTGAAAGCTACTGATACAGACTTAGAAGCCTGGGAAAGACTAGCATTAATTGGTGGTTGGCAAGACTGGGAAATAGGATTAGGTGAAGAAACAAAACAAAATAAACCGCAGCCCAGAAAAACTAAAAGAAAAGTAGTTAAAAAACGTAAAGTTATAAAAAAATGAAAAAACTTATATTGTTTTTAAGCATATTATTGTTTTCAATAAATACTAATGGTCAGTTTTTTAAATCATTGTATGACGATTTTGTTAAGTACGGAACTGTGTATGCTGCAGGTAACGTAAGTAACGCTAAGCTAGAGCAGCCAAAGTATTTTGTTAGAACTAATCCAGATAATCTATACGATATACCACTTGTTGTAGATCAAACTACATACCACGATTATAATTATAGATTTGGTATTGGTATACGTAAGCTAGCAAGGTTCGGTTATGAAAGTCGACCAAACTTTTATAATGGTACAGAAAACAATGTAGGTTTATCTGCACCTACAGCCGCAGTAAAAGGATTAGAATATTTGTTACATTGGGAAAAACAAAGAGTTGATGGTAATGAGTTTGATAACAAACGTTTATTTGTAAGACACACAGGTAATTATCATATAGCTAAGTATGAAACAAGAGAATCAGGTAATGTTGGCTTTGAGTATGCTTCTGGCGAAGTAAGAGCTAGATTACCTATAGGTAATAAGTTTAGTATATCTGCAGGTGTTATATACCGCACCCATCAAAAAGCTTACGGTTACAATCCAATTGAAATATGGTTAAATGAAATGGATGTTAACGGGAATGCACTACACCCATGGTGGACTCTAGGCTATGAATATGGTTTTATAGACGAACTCACTGAGTATAATAATCTAATTACAGGACAACAATTTTATAACTATGTTTGGAAAAATTCTCAAGGCGACATAATAGCTTATACTGACCAACAGTTTAGAGATCAGGTGTTTGGTGGGTTAATGAATAGATTTAATCAAGAAGCTTGGTCTGAGCTAGATCCTTTTGCTGAGATAGCGCCTATAATAGGATTTGATTTTTATCACTATAAAAATAATTTTTGGTTGCATGCTTATGGTAATTGGATAATGCCTCATCATAGTTATGTAGAGGGCAATGAAGATTTTAGTTATTTACATCGTAACAGCTGGGGTAAAGGAGGTCACAATGATTTATTAGGCGGTGAACAATGGGACGATTATCAAGCAGGTTTAATGTTTGGTTGGAAAGTAACTAAGTCAATAGGTATATTTGTAGAAGGCGAATATACTAAATTTTGGGACTCAGAAATATTTAACTCTAATCTTGGAATCAATATAACATTTAGATAATGGCACAGCAAATAGGGGAAAACACAAAAGTAACTCTTGATCTGAAGACAATAGGTATAATTATAGGTGGTGCAATATCTTTAGCCACTATGTATTTTACTTTAAAATCTGATATAGCTCTCGCTAAGGAACTTCCTGAGCCGGTAATATCGAGAACAGAATATGATTTAAAAGATGAACTTGTGCGTCAAACAATAATGGACACACAGGAAGATGTTGATAAAATACTTGAAGAGTTAGAAAAAATAGATGGACGTTTATACGAAATAAGAAAAAATCAATGAGAACTTTAATATTACTTTTATTTAGCGTATTAGCTCACGCACAGTCAGATGTGCCAGAAAAATATTGGATCGACGATAGTAATTTTGAAGATACAATAGGTGATGATAATGCTTTTGGTGATGACAATAACGAAACTATCGTTGTAGAGTTTTGGGCAAAGTTTAACGAAGCTAATTGTTTTAATGATTGGAAACAAATAAAAGATGCATCATATTATAGAGTTGATATATCAAAAGCGCCACAAGCTAAAAAGAAGTATAGGGTTAGAATGGTGCCTACTGTTCTTGTTTTTAAGTCTGGTAGTATGGAAAAAATATTTAAAGCCGGTCTTGACCTTACGCTTCCTGTTGGGTTGGCTGAAATACAAGAAACAATAAATGAAATTAACTTAGCATCAAATTTTTAGTTATGGAAAATATATGTCCAATTTGCATTGGCTGCGGCTTTTGCTAAAATAAAATATTATGGGAAAAATTAGTCCAGCTTGTAAAGCTGCAGCAAAAAAGAAGTTTAAAGTATGGCCTAGTGCTTATGCCTCTGGTTGGGGTGTACGCTGTACCAAGGCTGGTGGGCCAGGTAAAATGGGAAAAAGTAAAAAGAAAAAGTAATGGATAAAAATTTAAGATCAGTAGTTGCGGAGCTTAAAAAAGCATCACGTATGCACGCGGCTCAAGCTAAAAAAATTGAAGCTCACATTAAAGCTATGCAACGAGGTAGCAAGAAAAAGAAGTAATGGCTAAAGCGTATAGAGGAGTTTTAAAAGCTCGTATAAATAAACTATACGGAGGTGATGTTACTTGTAGTAAAGTTAAAAAACTTAAGTCACGTGAACAAGCTACTAAGCGAGACGTGCAGTTAGCTAACTGGTTTATTAATATGCAAAACTGTGGTCATGGCAGATCCAAAAAAAGGAACAGGTAAAAAACCAAAAGGCTCAGGAAGAAGACTGTATACTGATGAAAATCCTAAAGATACAGTTAAAATAAAATACGCAACAGAAGCTGATGCAAGAGCTACATGTAGTAAAGTTTTAAATATAAATAAACCGTTTGCTCGTAAGATACAGATACTAACTGTTATGGAGCAAAGATCTAGATTTGGTAAGAAACCCAAACAAGCTGCAATAGCTAAAGCTTGTAAAAATAAAGTACGTAGAAAACATGGCAAAAAAAAGACCTGAGTGGAAAGACTCTGATGCGCCAGATGCTAAAGGTAAGTTTAGAGATTTATCTTGCGATGCTTTAGCTGATTGGATGATTAAGAGTAGAAAAGGAAATAAAAAGAAAATAGTTGGTAGTTTAAATCAGCAGATAGTATTTAATCGTAAGAAAAATCCTACGTATGCAAAAAAAATGAAGTGTGCTAGGAATAAAGCAATGAAAAAACTAGATAAAAAATGATTGATCAAAAGAAAAGTCCATTAGCTCATTGTTGGGCTAGCGTATTGCATAGTCCTGAAACAAACAAAATGCGTAAAAGAGTTGCTAGCTATGGTAAAGGCGCGGGTAATGATCCATCATTATCTGCGGCTGAAAAAAGAAGATCTCCACTTAATAAAAAATCTAAAATAAAAGGTGGTGGAACTAAGAAAGTTTGTTTACCTGCTGCTAAAGTAAAATCAATGAGCGCCGCTGAAAAGAAAAAAGTAATTGCAGCTAAACGTACCGCTGCATCTAAAGGTGATTATAAAAGATCAAGCAAGTCAAATGTAAAAGGCGCTCGTAAAAAAGGAGCAACATTACGTGACTGGTTTGAAAAAGAAAATTGGATTAATGTAGCAACAGGAGAACCCTGTGGAAAATAGTTATGAAGTATTTTGAATATGAAGAATTTGATTCGCCTGATATACAAGGTAGTGGGCAGATGATGAGTAAAGAGTTATTGAGTAAGTTAGATATGATACGCGAAGAGTTTGGTAAACCTATACATGTAAACTCTGGTTATCGCACTGAAGCTCATAACGAAAAAGTCGGTGGAAAACCAGCATCGTCACATTTAAAAGGTTTAGCTGTAGACATAGCGTGTAGCGCTAGTAGAGATAGATTTAATCTTGTAAACTTATTTGTTAAACATGGAGTAACTAGAATAGGTATTGCTAAAAATTTTATACACGTAGATATCGACGGTGACAAAGATCCTGATGTTATATGGACTTATTAAATTATAAACATGTTTAGAAATAAAGAGTTAAGAGGTTATGTAGGTGCAGCAACAGTGTTTGCTATGGTTATGGGGTTGTTATTGTTTCTAGCATTTAAAGAAATACCAGAAACAAATAATGATATATTCAAAGTTATTGTCGGTATGCTAGTAGGTAGTTTATCAGTGGTAATATATACTTTCATAGGTAAGAATCCTGAAGAGTTAGAGTCGTTGAAAGCTAAAAACGAAGCATTAGAAGATAAAGTAGCCGGTATGGTTATCGAAAAAGATAAACTTGAAAAGCTATTACGCGACACTCAAACTGAAGTAATTGATAAGCTCGCTGTGTCAGGTAAGAATTTTAAATTTGAAGTAAAAAAATAGGAACAAAAATAAAATGGGCGTACCATACCCAACAGTTCCTAATAAAGAAAGGGCCCTCAAATGAGAGCCCTTTTTTTTATCCGTCACAAGCCAAACAGTCTGGATCCATAGCTCTCGCTGCTATATCACCTCGCAACACTGACTCGGTCCGCATATAATATAATGTTTTAATACCTTTTTTCCAAGCATCTATATGGACTTGATTAATCCACTTAGGCGATGCTTCAGAAGGAAATGCAAGATTTAAACTTACAGCTTGATCAATATACTGCTGGCGTATACCAGCTTGATTAACAAGCTCTAGTTGATTTATTTCTTTAAACGTTTTAAATACATCTTTGACTTTATCAAAGCCCGTTAGGTCTAATGTATCGTGCTCAGAAAGACGTACTAGTTTACCATTTACATAACCAAAATCATCTAGCTCTTTAATATCTTGTATGCTACCTCCGTCTTCTAGAATTTTATCCCAGGTTTCTTTAGTATTTATACCTGCCTTACGTAATACTTTTTCTAGTTCTTTGTTTTTCCTAATGAACGTACCCTTCGCGCTTTGTTCAGTGAAAACATTAGCGGCCCAAGGCTCAATACCAGGACTAACATTACCGGCAAGCTTACTATTAGACACAGTAGGAGCAACAGCCCTAAGATGAGTGTTACGAAAACCAGTGCCACGACACCAAAGAGGTTCACCGTAAACCTCAGCCAATGCTCTTGATGCTCGCTCAGATTCAATTTTAATTTGGCTAAATATACGTCTTGTCTGAAACTGCGCTTGTAATCCTTCGAAAGGTATACCGTTTTGTTGCAGGTACGTATGCCAACCAAGAACTCCCAAGCCAAGTGCTCTGCCCTTCTCAGCAGATCTAACAGAGTTTCCAAAGCCTTTAAGCCCTTTAGCTTTCTGAATAAATTCCTCCAACACTCCATCAAGAAACCATATAGCGTCGTATATAAGGTTTGTATTTTTCCACTCTTCATATTTAGTAATATTTAAACTACTCAAACAACAAACAAAACTATGCGACTCATCTGTGTGTAATACTATTTCACTACAGATGTTAGTCATATGTACTTTTAAAGCGTTGTCTTTGTATGCGTCTGGATTAGCTTTGTTAGTGTTTCCTTTAAACAGTATATACGGTTCTCCAGTTGACTTTCGCTTTCTAAGTAATTTACTCCATCGGCTTCTAGCTTCCGCATCTCCTTGTTCAAGACGACGCATAAACTTGTCACCAACAACTGCGCATTGATGTAAGTTAAGCGATTGTCTGTTAACGTCTCCTTTAGGTTCTCGTATTTCAAGCCACTCTTCAAAATCGTTGTGTTCAATGTTGATATTAACGCTAGCAGCTCCGCGTCTAACTGATCCTTGATTTGTAGCAAGTATTGTTGAATCGTATATCTTGCAGAATGGCACGACTCCGTCTGATGTTCCATTACCTGTTATTGTTGCGCCGGCGGGTCTAATCATATTGATACCAATGCCAACTCCGCCGCCGTGCTTTGCGAGTAGCATCATCTCTAAGTTTTTAGTACCAATGTCATGTATGCTATCACCTACATCTATACCAAAGCAACTAATAGGTAAACCACGATCGGTACCTGTATTAGATAAAACTGGTGATGCTAAACATAACCAACCTTTCCAGATATAATCAAAAAAAGTATCTGTTAGTTCTGGCTTATATAAACGTCTAGCAATTGTACCAGCTACACGCATATAAGCATCACGAGGTGATTCCCATGGTAATAAGTAACCTCCTGCTATAGTTTTTTTGTATACATCAGTGTCACCCCAAGCAGGATAGTCGACACCTTTTTTCCAATCGTTATTCCACATTATTTAAAAAATAGTAGCGCGTACGCTATCATTACGTTTAAGTTTACTATTACTAAATTCCATTGCTTTGCCACCCAAACTTGTGGCGTGCAAAACAAACCAGCTAAAAAATATATTACTACGCCCGGTGTTTCAGGCAACATATGAGGAGCGGTTACAAAAAAACCAGTCCCCATATATCCTAATCTATTAGCTAGTCTTTCCGTCGGCGTCAGACGGCGTTCCAGTACTAGGCTCTTTAGCCACTTTCTCTTTAATCTGCTCGATAGCTTGCTCATAACCTGGCATTAGTTTTAAAGTTTCATGTGTGCCATATGATAAAGTTTTCATAGACGATACTTCACCAAGCAATAGCTCGGCTACACGCCCTAATGACTCTATCTTTTTTTGCATTTCAATTAATTTACTCTCTTTCATATAACTCGTCTATATATTCTTTTTCAATTACATTACCAGATATCTTCAAAGTCTTCTCCTTCATTAGCCTTTGAATAATCAGTTGGCCGAATAGCAAAGAAATCTGTATGAGTATGACCACCGGTAAGATGATAAAACCAATCAAGGTTATCAGCCGCTTTAGTATCAACCTCGAAGAAGGCGAGATATCCAAGCTCTTGTAGTTTTTCATTTGTTCTTTTTCTTATAAATTGTTTAAGGTCGTATGCTTTTAGATTTTCAATATCACCCATTTCAAACATCTTGTCAATATACTTTTCTTCTAAGTCTACCATTGTTTTAGCAGCTTCAACTATATCTTCTTTACAATTTTCTAGTAAACCAGGCGTTTCGTTACACATGTCACGAAAAAGTTTACAACCCATTTTGCTGTGCAATGATTCATCACGCACACTCCATTTCATTTGTTGACCTATACCTTTTAATAAGTTTCTTAACTGAAAACTATAGAGTACAGCAAATGCAGAGTACAAGCTAACCCCTTCAGCAAAAGCGCTAAAGACAGCAAGAGAGCGCCCAATCCCGCTAGGATCGGTGCCGCTATAACTAACCAGATTGTCAAACCTTCCAGCAGTTGCCGGCTCGTGTAAAAAAGCTTCATAATCTTCAAGACCTAATGTTTCGTTTAAATAACTATAAGCTACAGCATGTATTGTCTCTTGTGAGCCAAACATCATAGCCATCTGTTGTATCTCATGTTTAGGAAACCATGATACAACTTTCTGTGTCCAGTAGTCTGATACAGCACACTCTGTTTGGGCAAAACCGAGTAATATGTTTCCGACTAAATTCTTCTCTTTATCATTTAATTTTTCCTTCCAATCTTTAATGTCACCTTGCATAGGTATTTCAGTGTGTAACCAAAATGCCTGAGCTTGCTTTAACCAACCCTCTGTGTAGTAATCAGGGTATTCAAACGGTTTGTACGCTATGCGCTCATCAAATAATCCCATTACTTAAACACTTCATATGCCACGTCTATAAATGGCAGGTAAAATACATATGCTGTTTGTGTAGGTTCTTCGTATGTTCTCACGCCGAATAATATACCTGGGTAAAACCCAAAAGATAACGACCAAGTCTTATCGACCTTGTCCTCTGTATTGTTTGACATAATTTTTACTTTGTTTATTGTTACTGTTTTTTGTTTTAGCGTGGACGCCTGGCCTACGCACTTTTGATTTTTCTTTGTATGCGAATAAATTTAATTTAGCCATACACTTTTATATTATATTTATCGTGTTGTTCAACTATATCTTTATACTTTAAAAAACCTCGTTGATTAACTGACCATTTAATAAACTTATCGATCTGTCTTTCAGCATACTTACGCCGAGCTACATCTTTTGCTTGTCGCGTATCAACTGTATTGTTCTGTCGCATTCGGCTTGATTTTGTGGTTTATATAAAGTTATGTTAGGAAATTGTTCAGTGACTAATTTTTTAAATAACTTCCAACGCATTGGAAAAGACTCGTTAGCCCTGCCTTTGCATTCAATAATAAAATTGTCACCGATAAAGTCTGGAGTGTATTTAATAGGTAATATTCGTTTTCCTCCTCTGTTTTTATAATCTCCTTTACCATTTGCTTGTCGTGCATAACACTCGTTTTCAAAATGAAAACCATTTAATAAAACAAACGTTTCTCCTTCGTACTTAGCTTTAATCTTTGCTTTTTTCAAAGCCATATACATATATCGCTCAAGGCCTGAGGCAAAGTTGATACCATCATATGATATCCGCCTTGCCTGTACTGGTCCTCGTTTTTTACGCTTATACTTCTTGCGTATCATAATGTAAACCTTCGTTACCGTTTTGACCTATGATATCCATGCGGCGTAACATTGCCTCTTCTATTTCATCAGTCAAGCATCGTCGCGCTGCTTCAATATAAAGTAACGCATCCATTATTTCTTCTTGAACATCAACTAAAAAACGATCTAGATCTTTAACTTGACCTTCAATTTCTTCTAGCATTGTAGCACCATATTTTTTTTGGCCTATAATACTACGTTCGTCCATCTTCCTTAGCACGGCCTGTACTATCTTGTCTTTGGTTTTAATCTGCATCTTTCACAAATGTTCCGTTTACCATACTTCCAGATCTAGCACTGATTTCATTGTAAGCGGACTCAATACACCGCTCAATGTTATGGCCACCCAATTTGGCCAGGTTGGTGAGTACCACAACGGAATCACCAATAGCATCAATAAACTCAGCTTCATCGTCTTTAAGTATTGCTTGTCCGAGTTCGCCGATCTCTTCCATAAGTTTAACAAATTGTGTTTTAGTATCTCCACTATCATATATACCTCGTTTATCAGCCCAGTCACGAATACTGTCAAAGACAGTTGCGCCTGTAACTTCTGTAGCCAGTTCAGCTATAAAAGCTTCATGATAAGCCTTGTTATAAATGTAACATCTCTCGTTATTGTACATAGACGTCTTTGCATTGTGTACAATCCATGGTATTGTAGTTGAATTGATTTCGAATTTACCGTGTAGAGTTTCCCAGCTGAGCCCAATGTTATCCATCAGAAGCCCTTTAAGTTTATTAGCCGGACACGGAAAGGTTGACGTTTGTTCTGTAGCGTTTATATTCATTTTCTTAAATAGATTTTTATATAATTTTCTGTCGACCTTATAGCCATAAGACTTTTGAAGTTCTATTTCGCGGTCTGATATAAAATCTATATCGTTTGACTGCTCAAGAACTTCATACTCTCCCTCCTTATAGCCTTGCATAAGGGTTACTCGGGTATTAAGATCACGTGTAACACCTATCTTTTTACCTGGTATGTGGTATAAATAATACATTTAAATTATATTTTATCGTTATACAAATGTAAGTTATGCGCATGGTGGTAGTATGTACCAACAGGCAAATTTAATCTCTCTGCAACTAATTCTTGCAATGATGCAAACTGGTATTGATCGTTACAGAAACCGTACCAGAGGTCGTTAGAACGCATATAGACGGACATATACAGCTTGCCTTGTACTACAGTAAACTGTACCGCGTACGTACATGGCGTGTCAAACTTATAAGCATTTATTTCTTTACCATCATAAATACTTATAGCAGCTTGTCTGTTATCTTTTTTTCGTAACTTTTCAATAACAAGTTCAAGTTGATTGTTTCTTTGCCACTGCCAACCATAGTTTGAATTAACATCTCCATCTGGATCAGCCATACATTTCCATATAGCTGGAACCTTGCCGTATATCTCGCCTAACTTAGCAATGTTTCTGTCACCAGACATATACCATTGCCATTCAGCTTCAGCATATTCATGCTTCCAATTACGTTCTTTATTTGTAATTACTTTGTCAGTAGGATTTTCTATTGTAAATCCTATATTAAATAAAGCTTTGGTACCTGCAAACTCAACACCATTTGCAATGATCTCGTTATGCATATACTCATAAGCTTCATTTGCTGTCTCGAAAGTATTTCTCATAATAATATCTATAATATTCATAGATCTTCTCCCACACTACGTCTTTACCGTATACATGAGGCGATCGGTTTGTTTTATTGTTTACGGTTATATCAATATACCATTCACCAGGTTGTTTAGCGAATGGTGCTATCTTTATACCGTTTCTAATACACCAGTCAATTGCCTGATGATCAAGCTCTGTAGTTTCATATGTACCCATATTCCACTCAGACTTTTTTCTAGGCTTCCAGTGCGGAGGCATTACTCCCAGGGCATTTTCTCATCTTCAGCCATACCAGGCAAAACATGAGGAATAAAACGACCTGATTTATGTTCCCATTTAAAATGTGCTTCAGCTCCGTTTTCACCTAAGTTTTGAAACTTAACTTTTAATACTTTAGCTTTAACAGTCTTAGCATCATAGTCTCTATGTACTAATATGCCGTGGTAACTAGCATCATACCATTCGCCACCACCTTTAATGTTATACATAGTTGGTTCTTCAATTTTGCCATTGCTATCTTTATACATTTTAGTTGGGTGAGCTACGATAAACGTGAGCACGTCATACTTCTTACAAAACATTTCTATCTTAGTTAGATACTCCATTGTGTATCTATTTACATCTTCTGTTTTGCAATCAATATCTCTAATCTTATTAAACGGATCAATAACTAAGCATTTAATACCTTTACGTTTTACAAGCTCAGCGCCTTTACGTAGCACTGATTCAAGACTATACTTATCCATGTCAATGAAGAAGTAATTATCATTAACATGTTCTGACACTTCGTTCCACTTAGCGCTACCAATGTCTGCACGTGTAGGCATGTCACCCCACGTCTTACGCATTAGTTTATGGGCATGTAAATAAGTTGGCGCATTTTCTGGACTAGCAAACGCTGTCTTCCAACCATAGTTCGCATTATACCCAACGACCATTTGATCGACGAAGTCACTTTTACCGGAACTAGGAATACCAGTAACAGTAATAAACTGACCAGTGTAAGTCGAAAAGATGTCATCAAAATTAGGAAGGCCGATCTGGTAACCGGGCTTGAAACCATTTTTAACGAAGTCAGTAACTTCGTCCTCAATGTCTTTGAAAGTTGTGACGTTTTCAAGGGGTACCGGTCGGGCTTTTGTAATACGCTCTGCCAGTTTTTGTTTTCCATACTTTAATAAATATTCATTAGCGTCTTTACAGTCTTCGAAGGTTACTAAAAAACATACTTCAGCACCGAGCCTACGTATAAGCTCTTGCTGTAGCATTTGACCAGCGTCATCTTGATCAACTGCAAGTATTACTTTTTCTTTATCTTCAAAGTAATCAATACAATTATCTAAATAATCTAGGTTGTTGTTTGTTAGCGTAGCTCCGTTAGGAACTGATATAGCATTTTTAACACCAGCTTCATGTAAAGCCAGCACGTCCATTTCACCTTCAGTAATTATACACGTGTCATAACCTACAATGCTGTTGATATTATAAAATACTTTTTCAGCGCCCTTATATAGCTTAAAGTTTTTACGACCATCTCTGTATTTAACATTGATTAGTTGGTCGCCCATTAAATAATTAAACCATATAGTATTTTCAGTCTTACCTGTCTGTGGCATATACTCAGGACCCTCACCGACCCGAAGATCGGTAAGAGTTTTCTGAGATATACCTCGTGTCTCAAACCATTGTACAACTTTGCTGTTAAGCTTTTTAGTTGGCTTTTGGTCTGGTCTTACGTACTCTTTTTCACTAGCACCTTTACGTTGATAAGTGTGTAGTTGAAACGTTGTACTACAATTGTGACAAGTACCGAGACCCCGTTCCCAATCATACGAAGCACACTGTGCTTTCTGATTTTTAGGTTGCCTAGTGTGAGAACACAAAGGGCATATGCCTTGTGTTTTACCTTCTTTTAGGCCATATTGATTGAACTCATCAATCAAGAATCCATTGATCTCTACTGTCTGCATTTAATTAAAATGGTAAATCATCATCGACCTGAGCGGTCGCAGCTTGTTGTACAGGTGCAGGCCCACCATCTCGAGGCGCAGCCGCTACGTTGTCTCCATTTGTCCATACTACTTTTACATTACCTAAGTAAACCTTATCTTGTTTAGCGTCACGCTCATCTTTGGATTGTTGTACAGTCACTGGACCGTTGTTACCAAACTGATCTGGTTCATCATTAATTGTAATAGTAATAGGCAAGTATTTACCTTTTTTACCTTCGATAATTTTATCTTTAGGTATTTTAGTAAGGTCAATACTTGTTGCTAAAATACTAGCCATTATACATAAGAATTTAACTGATTAAACATACGCTGCAACTGATCTTTAGTCGCGTTAGAATTACGACGCAAGTTATCTACAGCTTTAACATGGTTTTGGTTCGCGTAAAAGTTATTTACATTAGTTTCAATACCTGATACTGAACATACTTTAGTTTGAGTTTTTCTTGCTCTTGCCATATTAATTGGTTTAAAGGGTTTTATTAATAAAATATTGTGAAGGATCAAAACCTTCTTGCTTATAAAATAAATCATAAGCATCGTTTGCTCGTGCAACTTTATCAGAGCCACGCTCATAAAAGTCTGTTGAGCAATCAAATAATCCGATCTGATGTGTCTCTTTATCTATAACAATAAATAACATTTCATAACCGAATAATTTACTATATATGTATGCTTGACTATCATAGTTATACATACGTGCACTATTTTGAAATTTGTTTATGTTTGCAGTAGTCTTTAAATCAATTACTAGTTTCTCATCGTGATTAACTATATCAGCTTTACCTTTCCACATATTGTTTCCGAGCTGTGCTACTCCAGGCACTTCGTATTCTACGTTTTCTCCACGTATAAGACCTTCGCAAACTTCGTTGCTTAACATTTTATCTGTCATTAATTCGATCTTATCTACTTCGTGTTGTAGTAAACATAGTTCGCCACCTGATATCTCTTTGTAAGCCTTAGTGTTCCTAGTTGATGATTCAACTACTTTATACTTTTTCAGTTTATCTGGTTCAAGTATTGCAGTGTGAAAATATCCACCAACTAAGAACGCTGCTGAAGGCTTCGAAGGTTGACCATATGCGAGAGGATTATTTAGAAGAGCTGATATGTCGCTATTACTAAGATAACGTCTACCAAATTCCCCGTAATAATCTTCATCATTGCGCAGTTTGTTTATTACTTG